ATTGATGAGCTCTACTTCTTTTGTTTTGGCGTTATAAATACCTCCATCGATCGTCTTCATGCCATCATATGGTTTAAACGCCTCGACTGGATCAAATTTTTCAAGAGCTTTTAAATTAGGCGCAGTTTTAATAAACCCATGATTATTAGGAATAACTATAACTGTATCGCCATCAAAATCTGCTCCTGATAATTTTTGAGCAACTTTAGGATGAATACCAATAGCATCTTCGGCATTTCCCATAACACTTCTTGCAGCTTTTGATTTATTATTAACTCTTAGTTCTGGAATCTCAAATCTTCCGCCATGAGGATGTCGTATAAGAACAACCATTTCGCCATCATTATAGGTTGGTGCATAAACTTCAGTCTCTTTTAATTCTGGAATTGGAAGAATAACTTTTGAAGCTTGTCTTGGTAGGGCAGCGGCTTTTAGATGAACGGAAGAAGAATCACAATCATCGGCAAAACTTAGAAGTAATTGTTTCTTAACTACAGGATTTGTGTATGCCATTATTTCATCATACTCTTCCTGTTTAATTTTTAAAGATAAATCTAATTGTTTCTTCGCAAGTACAGGAGTTTGTTTTGAAAGGACTTGAGACGAAATAGCTTTTGACCATTTATCCCAATCACCGCCCTCATTTACAACATTAATTGCGCCTCTCTGAATTGAAATAGAATGCCCTTCTGCATCTTCTTCTCTTTTAATAGTTGCGCCAAAGGGATTATCTTTATCAACGTTTCCATCAGCATCTCGCTTTAGCTTCTTCATAGCATCTAACTTTGACACGGTATTACTCTTATTAGTATTAAACATTATATCCACACCATCTGGAAGCGAATCGCTATAAATTGCCATACCTTTTAAGAAGTGGCTGCCATCAACACCAATACGAACTTGCGCATAAGGTTTCGCACCAAGATTTAAATCCTCAGCTCCACGACGAAGCTCGATTACTCCGTCTTTGTCTCTACCACCATCTTCGGCATATCGAATCTTAATACGTTTTGAGTCGACATATTGAATAGGTTTTAACCCAAAATCAGAAGTAAAGGTTCTCCCATAATCTTCAGTTTTTGAATAGATGTTTTTCATTAAATCAGGATTATCGCGAAGTTCTTTCCACTCAGTATCAGGCGCGCCTAAAGCTTTCATAATTGTAAATTGACCAGGGATACCAACTTGTGTGACTCTTACAGTGTGTAACTTATAGCCTTCTTCTTCAAGTTCGACAAGAGCGGTATTAAGTTTTGTTCGGCTAACTCCTAAATGATTTTCTATTCCAGCTCCAATATCAACATATCTATGCTTTTCAACATTTTCTTTTAACATGTTAACAGTGGCTCTATTTATAGAATTTCGCTCAGCGATAATGGGATCTAAATACGATCTAACAGTCGGCTCTGGTATACCAGTCTGGCGACTAATTGCCATATTTGATAAACCCTTATCTTTAAGTTTAATTACATTGGCTGAGTCAGTACTTTTCTGTTCATTCTTAGCTAATGATATTCTGGCTCGAAGTTGTTGAGTTTTAATACCTTCTCGCTCGGCGATTTGTGTGTATGACAAACCTTCTTTACGAAGATTTTGAATATGACCGCGAAAACTAATAGCCCTTTGGTAGGAGTCTTGTCCACTGCCCCAAGGATATCTCCCGGAACGGCGTGGCATACCATAGTGTTTTAACTCGTCATTCACGATATTATCCTCCAATTTTTAGTTCATCAATCCTTTTATCAAAGCTTACAATTTTATCCATAATATTAAAAATCGCTTCTTGTTCTGGAATATGTATAATGACTTCATCAGATTGATATAAGCGAAGCTCGGTCTCAATATCGGTTGGTTTAATATTATACTCCAAACAAAATAAAGCAGTATAGACTAATAATTGTTTAATAGAAGCAGGTGTTTCGCCACTTTTATAATCATGAATTCTTAACATATTTTTACGAAAACAAATAGTGTCCACAGTTCCAAAACAATTATCTGAGTAATATAAAATTTGCTCAGTCTCCATTTTAAAACCAATGGCATCATTAACATATAAGTTTAATGTTTTGTTACTCTTTGGTAGTTTGATACCAAGGTCAATACACCTTGACGCAAATTCATGAAGCTCCGTGCCTCTTTGTGTTGCTTTAAATTTGGTATAGGTTGAGACGAGTTTTTCTTCATCATAGTTAATCCAATGATATTTGCTAGCACTAAGAAAGGCGTGTTGCCCTTCGAGTCGAAAATGTTTGTTGAAGTTCATATAATACCGCCTCTTTATTTTCTGGGCAAATCATAGATGCAAAAGACATATCGTCTAACTCCTCAATATAATATTCTTGGTTTGGCCGATATGGTTCTTTTAAACTTTTCTTACATTCTAAGACGGCCCACATATTTTTATAGAGAATTGTTAAATCAGGAAATCCTTGAATATAGTTAGCATCATTTTTAAGGATAATACAGTTAGGAAATAATTCTTTTAACGCTAGAATTAAATTAGCCTGAAAATTATTTTCTCTCATGTGAGCACGCCTCCTTTTAGACACAAAATAAAAGAGACGTATTTCCTTCTCTTCTATTAGAGTCTATGTTTTTTCTGCGAGTTACCTTAAACGCTCATAAATCGACACTCATTAAAATCTTTTTTACTATTAAATGCTTTTTGAATAGCAAGATCTATATATGATGTCGATCTAAGATAGTAATAAAACAAATCGGTATAGGACGTGTTAATACGATCTATTCGCCCAGCAGCTTGTATTGTTGCTTTATATGAATAATTCTGTGAGAAAAATATAATAGCATTTGTTTCTATACAATTCCATCCTTCAGCACCTGCCGCATATTGGACTATATAGATCCACGAATCAGTCTTTGGTATTTCCTCATGTTTATGACCATTCCATTGTGTTATTGGTATTTCTAACCTCTCTCCCATCGCTAATAAGATATCGCGCTCATAATTAAAACTATAAAAGATTATTACTTTTGGATGTTTAATAATTAAGTCTTCTATTGCTTTTGGGCGACTAGGATCGCTATTCGCAACTTTCCGCATAACATAACATAATTCACCAACATCTTTTATTGGGCGGTCCTCATATACATGCCAACGTTTAGCTACAACAAGATCCATCAACTCTTTATCAAACTCCACGTTAATGGTTTTATCATGCGAGACTGTTCGTTTATTATATCGCATTGTGGTGATCACAGAATCGCGAAGTTTAATCAATTTACCTATTTCTACATAATGATCAATTTTCGGAAACTTTGAAAAGTTATTATATACTACGTGTTGCCGAAAGAACTCTGTTCTATTTTTATAAAATCCATTAGCTATAAACACTGGAACATAGTCCGACCACGTATCTCCTGGAGTGGCGCTAAGTAAAATCCAATTATTATTTTTGGCTATTTTTAAAAAGGATTTTACCCATGTGCCATTACCAACAAGACGCTGCTCATCAAATATTACAAAAGAATTTTTAATATGCGAGTACTTATGAATATTATTCCATGAATCAATAACGACGGACACACTAGCAACACATAGCTCTTTTTTTGTTGACAATAGAAAAGGAATACATTCTTGGTCCCATTCTAATGTGTCTCTTTTGCGAGCTGTAGTTATAATATATAAATCTTTAGGCTTCTTCATTGGAGAATATCCGCCCGCATCATTGGTCTTGATTTTACCATCACATTCTTTTGTAAAATAGTACGCGAGCGCAGTCCTAGATTTACCGGAACCGACCCCACCCACAAGAATGGAGCCGGTTTTTAATTTGTTTACAGCATCTAATTGATGGTTGTATAAACTAATCGCCATCTGGTTCTTCTCTAATTCCTTCCGTTGGCACATCAAAATATTTAGCTTCAAACTCATCTTCGGCAATTGTAATATACATAGACTTAACGTAAGCTTTTACACCACGCTTCTCATTCTTTGTACCTTCTTGGAGCACCCAATTGTATGGACGGATTATTATATCTAACTCTTTAATTTCTGCCCAATCTAAACTAGATATAGTTTCTTCTGTAATGTTAGTTTTTCCACGACTAGTAATCATAACAATCTTTGGTGGGATCTTATCAAAACTAAGCGAGACTTGCAGATATCCTTGCTCTGCTTCTTGATCATCCCGAGGCTGGAGCCAGCGAACATTCCAACCATCTTCCTCTAAGAGTTTAGCCTTCTCGTGATCGAGGAAGACGCAGAAATTTCTACGTCCTTCATTATTATACTTACCAGGTTTTCCACTAAAGTTCCTAAAACCAATTCTTGCGTCCTCGACTGAAATTGTGCTCTTAACCATTGTTATTTCTCCTTTCAAAATGGGACTGAAACATCATATCCTTGTTTACATCTCGGTTTATCTTTGTCCGGTATATAATTCTGACATTCGGTACACTCTTCATCTTTTCCACACGGCGTGTACCAAGGTGGAGCATCATCAAATCCTATAACATCTTCATATTGGGGTTGCTGTAACTCGTTAGAAATGAACCAGTTGAAATCTCCATATTCAGAAATGTTCTTAATAGCAGCGTCGACCAGCCCATCATAGTAAGTACGATCAATGTCATTCTCACGATTTAAATGTTTAACCATCTCAGCTTCTAACCAACGATATCCTTTTGAGCCAGTTGCCGCATAATACTTACCATCTTTTTCTCGAAGTAGTATTCCTCCACCACATCCAGGTTTGATTGGGCAGAATGCTCCAGCTTTACCTACAAAATGGTAATCATGCCCTTCTGTAATTCGGTCAGTTAACTCATTGTTTGGAACAGCACTAAATTCTTGATGCCATTTCTTATGACTCACCATGTCATCATGTTTTATCCGTTCAGCGAGTACTTCCTCATAGATTTCAACATCTGGCAACCCTTCATTCATATCAAGATATAAGGCCGAAGTAACGGTCTTAGTCTCATACAGATCATTAAACCCAATCGGCTCATGTGAGAATAAAGTTTTGAATACATAGGATTGTGCAAACTGTGTGCCAGTGGCCGTCCATTCATTTGCCATTTTTCCACCTTTTGAACGAATACCTTTATCATCATATTGTGCAATATACACAGCATCGTTCACTAAGCAGAATTTTGAATATGTGGCTTCATGCTCAAAAGTATACCCATATCTTTTACCAAACTCATGCACAAACTCAATCATCTCAGGAGTAGCTCCTGGTATTTTAATAGAGTCGGTCTTTATATGAGCAACGGTAAACCCCTGGTCTTGCACAGCATGTTTCAAATCAATCATAAATAGCGCGCCACGCTTAGCCACAATGTTATCTTTATTGCGTGGATCTTTGAATTTGTTTTCGAATTTTGCCGAGGTTAATCCATACACAATATTAATAACAATTTTCAAAGCATATGACAATGCCCCTGAATCGCCATCATTGGTGAGGTAATTAGATAAGATTCCACCAAGCATTTTTCGAGCAGCATCATAGTCTTTATGTTTGATTGCTAAGCGAGCATCTAATAATTCCTTAAATTTTTGTGTATATGGGCCAAACATGTTCATCTCGACTAAACTCGTAGGGTGCATAGACTCTACATCTAATACCGGCGTGTTTGTGTACATCCCAGGTTCCGCATCAACTTTTCCTCCTTCTCCAACTTCTTCTCCACGATACGTACTCTTTCCTCCATCAAATACATACCCTGGAAAGTCTTTACTAAGATCTGTATAAATGAATTTATCTCGTGGTCGTTTATCATCTCCAAAGATAATCTTAGCAGTGTGCATCTGAGTAGTATCGTTAGGTGTTAGTTTACTTAAATCTGCAAGAATAAGTCGCGCAATGAAGTCTTGTTTACGATCCTCAAATACTGCTTGTAGAGATATGACATCATTAGCACAGTAGTCAGCAACCTTACCCCATAACTCCTTTGGCACTGGTTTATCCCATGGTAATCCTAACTCCTGGTGATGAATACCAAGTTCGATCTGAAACTTTTTTAAACTTTGTTTTTTGGAAGAGAAGTCATAGACATCTGTGTACGATAAATTATAAGCTTCTCCAAACAAACAATTACGACTTTCCCCAACAATTTTTTGACTAAGCTGATATAATTGATAGTTATCATAACCAATATACCTAGCATACATAATATGATTGTCGTATCTACGATTATTATAACCAATAAGTTTGAATTTAAGTAACATTTCCACATCTTTTGCGCTAGGATTAATCATTTTAACTGGAGATTTATTCTCAGCTTTCCAGACAATCACAAATAGATTTGGAAATACCTCAACATCATAAAATATCAATTCATCACTTTGATACTCTTCAGGTGAGTCTGATACAGTGCTTGGTTCGTCTGATGCGAATTGCATTTTACAGACAATTTTAATACACGCATCTGCTTGGTGTGATGAGTTATTTGCAAAGGCTAGAATTTTAGGTCTAAGATCTACCACGTCATACTTCATCCCAGACTTATATGCATCATCTAATATCTTGAAGATAAAATCAATACTTGGTTTTGTCCCTGGATGAATCTCTTTTTTAAGATTGCGAATTATTAGATCTCTTAAGCCTTTCTCGCTTTGCACAGCATCAAAATTAATCATTTTTTCTCCTTTCAATGGTAATCCGGAATTGATAGATGCAATTGGTGAGTTATTACATCTTGTTAATTTTCGTCGAAGAGCAGAGTTTCCGGTAAACACTTTGACCTCAATATTTTCAGCGTAAAGTGGATTTAACTTTTTAACATCTCCGTCATAAATATAATGTAGATGTACGCCTTCTCCACTCTTACTAAATTCAGCATATGTAGGGGGCCATTTACTAGCCGCCGAAAGATTCAACTCCATCGATTTATTACCACTATCATCCTTTAAATCAAAATCAATAACAATATGTTCTAAAGGTGGTTGTACATAATGAATCTCTCGAGTATTAATGTCGGACAGTTTAGTTTTAACATCGGCCCACTTCTTCTCTGGTTTTTCCTCAACAGTAGCATACTGCGCTAAACAATCCGCTAACTTATCATCTAATATAGAATTAGTCTCATCTAATACTAATGAATATGGCGGATCTTCTTTGTTCTTCTCATGTACAGTAAACTTACTTGTTAGGAAACCAGAGTAATAACTTCGAATTTGCTTACCATCAATACGAGTCATATCGTCAAAATGCTCAAAATATGATTTTAACTCTTCACGAAATTTATGTCGTGGTAATTTAAAATCGACCAAGGCCTCATCACAATACGTTTTGTATATCTCGTAAGCTTGAGAAAGACTAACCCCATCCTGCTCTTTGAATATGTGAAAGTTTGACTCGATAAAATTGAAGAATACATCGGTCTGATACATCATTTCGACAGGTCTATAATTTGAATAATAATTCTTACCCATCGATTGGTATACCCGTAAACAATGCCAAGCAATTGCGCCCAGCTCAAATTCAATCTGACTCATTAAAATATGATACCTTTTGTTTGGAACTTTTAATCCAGTAGGTCTCACATCAATAAGTCTTCTTATAATTCCTGATTTTGCATCCGTAATCTTTACAGGTTTATTTGTACCCATAAATAAGAATGCATTCGAGCGAGCAGTGTATGAAGGTTTATGTTTTTCGTTCATAGTCATTTCTTCATGGGATATAATTGAATTAAGCTTCGTGTTATCCTCAATGCGCGACAGATCCCCATCGTGTTGTACTGCAACCAACGGATTATTTCTAAAGGCCTCAGTTGAGAATAGATTATTAGCACTAGTTAATGCTTTAGCTTCAAATGTTGTATAATAACCATCAAAGAGTTTTAATACAATATTTAAAAACGTAGATTTACCACTACCAGCATCACCATACAATACAATGAACTTCTGAATATTTTTTGCATCACCATTTACAATAGCTCCAATAGCCCACTCAAGTTTAACTCTCTCATCAGGCTCATATAAAGTACTTATCAATTCGTCATAAGCCCCGATCGACCCTTCCTCGAGTGGATATGGTAAACGTCGACTAACATAATCGTTCTTCTTAACTTCTGTATTAGAAAATACAATATCATTATCTAACTGATGTGCATTATCAGAAATCTCTTTTACAAAAGCTCGATAGTTTTTCCATATATTAGATGATGACATTAACATATACTTTACATCAATATCTCCAACATAAGTTTTTCTACGAGCCTTCACATATTCACTTAACTCTTGATCAACTAATCTTTGAACATCATACTCATCAGTCGACCAAGTTTGTTTCTCTTCATCCCATATAGCATAAAATGAACGCCCACGAATCATTAAATCTTTCGAACGACAGACTTGGAAATCTGGCCATATCTTAAGTGTACTTTTCTTAGTCTCTCCTCGTCCTTTCGTATCTTCAGATTCTGTAATTTTATAGAAATCCACAACCCTCCTCCTTTCTGTGTTTTTAGTGATTTTTAACCCGTTTTTAGAGTTTGTTACAATGTTACACTTTTTTTTCATAAAACTTTTTATTTTTGCGTATATATATTTAAACTCATTTTCCACAACAAATAGTAAATATAGTGTAACAAGTGTAACATAACCCCGCAAACCCAGTCATACCAAGGCCTAGAGGGTGTTACACTTTTTTTTGAAAGTGTAACATTGTTACAGTAAAGTGTAACAAAATCGTTTTTTTCACATTTTTTTATTTCCATTTTTTTACATTTTTAATTTTTTCTAAAATAATTTTCAAATTTTGTTACACTTTTGTTACGTTTTGTTACACTTTCAAAAAATAAGTGTAACACTTTTTCGCATTTTTTCAACACTAAAATGGATAATTTTCAGCCATATATTCGCTCATTTGGTACCATATTTCGACTCTTCGTTGGTCCTTTTTAGGATTTTTAAGAGGAAATAAACCACCATTTCCATCAGTATCATACTTACGTTCGAGCATATTTTGTACTTTATCCTCGATTCCCTTAGCGTACTTACCCTTTACCGAACGTCTTTCATCACAAAATCTGACAGAATTACCAAACCCAGTAAGTCCTAAGTTATCAATAAGTATCCAAAACCACTCACTAACCGACTTCTCCCAGCGGCTCTGTGAGGTCTCAAATTCAAGTCTAATCGATAGTCCGATAAGCATTTCGAGAACATTACAAGGCCCAATGGGACAAAGAGAGAGGGCTTGTTGCCCCACCTCATCAATAAAATTCTCTCGTAACTGCTCGCCATCAACCCCTCTGTTGTCGTCATTAGGAATTAAGGATATATATCTAATATCATATAATTCTTCCAATAAGAAACTATAATCCTCATTCCTCTTAACGAAACGACAAAGGAAATCAAAGTATTTATTTTCCATTACTATCCTTCCGTTTCTGTCTAGCGATATGGAGTTCTCGAGGGCTCATATTCGTACGAGCGTTTATTCCCAACATAGCCTGATCAAAAGTGCTGTTAGTAATAACCATAATCTCATAATCAATACAAAGCGGCTCGTTACGTACCAACACAGTAGACTGCTGCTCTAACTCCACCAAGGCATCATCCCCAATAATTTCCTCAGCGTTATCAATAATCGTTTTATCCTCATCGACTAATAACCCATCAAGACGATAGAATATCAGCGAGGACTTGTCATGATGGTCAAATTCCGTACTAAATTCGCCTTCATCTATAACATACGGAGCTGTCCGATCCACCTTCGTAATATCAAAAGTAGACCCACTATCATCATCGAAATCATTATTGTCCTCCTCATTTTCTTCTTCATCAGACGCAGCTTCCTCCTCTTCAGGAGTGGCCCTCTGTAAATTATAATTCCGTTTAACTTGCTCGTATGGATTAGTGATGATAGATGAGCGCGAGCGGAATGACTGAATGTTAATCACTGGTACGTCATTTATAGGCTCAACAACTTCTTCTACCGTCTGAATCTTCTCAATAACGTCCTTTGGTCTAAAAGCCTCACGAATACTAACAAGTTCTTCCTCGACAAGATTATTATAATATTTTCTTGATAGTAGCATTCCGCCACCAACACCTATTACAAAACAGGCAATATTAATAACTATTGTTTTGAGCATCATAATACAATTTCTCCCCTCATTATTACGGTGTGAATCTCTAAATCATCATTGTGTTTTGGTTCGGTGGCTAAAGCGACCTCATGTACGGACATACGTAAAGTTGTCCCTTGAATTTCAATAGGCCAATTATGTTCTTTAGCCGTACGTACAGTCTCATATAATTTAACAGCATCAGATAAATCGGGTCCAGAATATACGATAAATGAGATCTTATCCCCTTTTCTAACCTTCTTACGACCACCTTTGAGTATACTCATCCATTTATTCATATTAATGCGTCCTCAAGAATCTGACAAGAATCCAGATAAGCCATAATCCACCAGTCAGGCAAATCATAATTAAGTCAAACAAAGCTTTACCTAGAGTGTATCTTTTCATACTATTTGTCCTTCCACTCTAATTTCATATTGATCAAGGGCTCCACCGAGGTCACTGCTACAAGAACTAATCACGTTTGATATAAGAAGCCGACAATCACTACCTTTAAGTGGTATTGACACACCTTCTCTACAATGTTCTTGCATTTGGTAAGTTAAGCGCTCGGTTACTTCGACCGAACTTCCTTGATAGACCATGTGCGATAATGTATTTCCTTTTATTAATGTCTCCGATTGTTTCTCTGGCCTACAATTCTTACACCATGGTGTTTTTATGGTGGGAGTGCATTCACACATTATATATTTCCTCCAGTCTTATTTTCGTCATACATTTTTTTGACAGCTTTCTTTGCATAGGCAAGTACTTCAGACTCATCTATAGAGTATTGTGTCATTAGCGCATAACACATCAAGAGTACATGACTAATCTCCTCAATGGTATGTTGATGGTCTCCTCGGCCACGTTGATTTTTACATATAGCCTTAGTCAACTCTGACATTTCCTCGATAACACAAGTCTCAGTATTACCTACGGAGTTTTGCGAAGCCACCTCAACTCCTAATTGCGCAAACACAATGCGATCGGTAGATGGTTCGTCTTCTTGGGTGTATATGACAGTGTCGGATTCCTCATTTACATGACTCGTTATAGGCTTAGATAAATCAAAACCCGCTTCTTGTAATTTTGAATGAATATATCCGTTCGTATTAACACAGTTGAAAATCTCATATCTTGTAAATCCACGCGTCTTCAATATTATCATTCCACCTTCGTCTCAATATATTTTTGGCAAACTTTTTCATGCTTGCAGCCGATGGTTGTTTGGTTTTTAAGTATAGATGCTAATCCACCGCCACTATATAAACTTATCACATCCTCCTCAATGTATGTGTTACGATTCTCGCATTCGTTGCAACATTCCTTAAATTTAATTTCTATCATCTAAACACTCCTCCTTGCTTCGATCTGTGATATCGGCCAACGCGTTCGTAGTCATCTCCCCAATCTTCTACCATGTCGTCATCTATAGGCCACTCTTCCTCATATTGGGCGCCACAAGTCTCATCTGGAATCACTATTATCTCGCACCAGACATTGCGATCGTATCTGGTAGGAAAACAATTATGTTCTAAGCTGTGGCGAAAAAGGAAGATTTGAGAAGGAGTAAGTATCTCGTAAATATTATAGATAATATGCCCCATATCTGCATCTCTGAAAATGTTCTCATCTTCATAATACAGGATCATAAAGTCAGGAATACTACTACCCATACTCACTCCTCCTCATGCAACCATGGGTACACGTCTAGAAAACACCCCTCGTCAGAAGTGTCTACGCTCCCATGGTCATACAAATATAAATTAGGATAATCTATCACATCTTGATAAAAGTTGCCACAACCGACTGCGTTTAAACCGTCACGCTCTCAGATCTTGTCGTAAATAACGCCATCAACATTGAAGTCAAGCAATACACTGCGCTCGTAACCATTAATAAACGCAGCTGCCCGAGGATTCTCACCATTAAAGATACCAAAGTCAATATAATTGTCACCATGGCCTTTACTAATAACCCAACCGACGATAGAACCTGGAGTTGACCTTGGAATTCCCAACGCGTCATATACCTCATTCAAGAAAACATGGCCTTTAACAATAAGCATCTCATTAAAGAAATTCTGTTGTTGTTGTAAGAACAGCATATTGTATTGCGCATCTTTAGTCCACTCAAAGCAGGTTTCATCGAAGACTCGAGCATAGATACTAGGCGTATAACCTGGTTCGGTAGTAAAACGGTCTTTTACAACGCTGTGAGATATACCGTCCTTATCTACTTCAGACTCCACAACCTGCTGTTTCTTAATCCCATGGCGGAGCATATATTCCTTTTCCTCGCCGAACTCATCCTTAACTCTTTTGCGGTATGCACTGAAGCCTTCCTCAAGGGCATTGTAGGCCGCTATAAGGGCCACAGAGCGCTTCCGCATAATACCGTGACTGCTGAGTATACACACAATTGACGCCGCTCCTAAAGACACAGCGGGGCCATAAATCTTAATGAATTCCCAAGCAGTTTGCACGTAAGTAACAGTAATATCCTTCTGCTTGTCTGTCTCCGAGTATTTGGCAAGTTCCAATTCTCCATCTTGCACCTTCTGCCAAGTACTATGGATTTTATCAATTTTCATATTATGGGCGTCCATAACCTCGTCTACCTTTAGCGTAGCGCGGCAAGCCAATATGGTTCCAGCAATAGCACTAGCTATACCAGTCACCAATAGAATCTCAGGGCTATGCTTTGATAACACCAACCCCGTACGTCCGGACATTTTCATAAGACCATTCAATATTTTACTCATTTTTAATCGTTTCCTTTCCAATTTTTTGATTTAATATTACTTGGGTTATCGTTGTTACATTAAAATACTTGACGGTTTACCATAAAACTCAAAGTTAAATAACATCAGGTTTATTCATTTTATAAATCCCCTTTTCCATTTTCTAAATTTTTGATTTAATATTCTTTTTGTGGCCGACATGTCTTTGCTTTTACTAAGATCTATTCCGATCAAAAGGTTGTTTAGTATTTCTTTATAGAGATGAGGATTTCTTATCTCAAACCGCTCCTGCTCAATAAATTCATTGGCGCCATTATTCTTGAAATTTACAGCGTGTCTAATATCAAAAGTATGATGACATTCCATGTGAGAACAAGGATCACAGGCCCGCTGGTCACAGAGATATATTACCTTTGGCGGTTCATGATCGCTCATTTTTATAATCTCCTTCCTTGTGTCCGGTTATAAGTATAAACTTCCGCATAAGCCTTTACCATCGGACGGTCGAACGCTTCTGATAAGGTGATACCATGATTCTTAGCGAAGGTGGATGCGTATTCCTCAATTGGGTCAAGTAAAGCGTCTTTAGTAAGACACTCACATTTTTCTTCGGGATCAAGATTAGCTCCGCAGGAAGGGCAAGGCGTATAATATTTACTCATCCCGCTCCTCCTCCGTATTTACAACCTCCCAGTTTTCAGAGGGAGTCATGTAGTATATCTTATCGTTCGAGCCACGGACATCCAAGAAATCAAATCCGTTCATTCGATATTTTGTGATAACTCTACCAGTGGTGTCATCAGTCTTATGCTTGACGTCGTCCTGGCATTCGGGGGGTTTATCTATCATATTTAATACCCGTCCTTTCATTACAATTTCTACAGATTTGTACACCTTCAGGAATGTACCCACTACACATGATACATTTGTCCGTTCGGCCCATTGCGTGTAGATAATTATTAAAACTCTCCTTTGCGGCTGTGCGGCCATGATGTCTCGGCATTCTAATAAAACATTTTTTCATATGACCTCCCACTACAAATTGAAACAAAAGAAAGAAGTTTATTTAGCTTCCTCTTCTATTATGTTAAAGTCTGGTGTCATTACTGTAATAACGCTTTTTATCAGTTCGGCATGCTCTTCAATATCTTTCCTTTCTTTTTCTTCTCTCCCCATTCTAAAAATGTTGAGAGTTATTCCAGTTATAATACATCCGAGAGCTATTAACCCGATCGTTAGTTTATTATTCATATGCGTACACCGCCTTTCATTATAGACGGTGTTTTTCCTACGAATCAGTCTAACGGTTGTGTCCTCGGAAGATTTATCACATATCCCCCACGTACTCTACTGACAGCGACATTGCGTAGATCCGTCCAACCATATTTATTGTCAGTAAACTCGGTTGTAATACCGACTAAGTCATAGAAGTCAGCTACAGTGGCCTCATCATAATCCACCACTAGATCTACAAGATGAGATAAGACTTGCTCTGCCTCACCACGGGTTTCAAGAATAATCTCGTCAAAGTCATGTCTAGCTCTACTTGTTTTAGAGACTTCTCGACTCCTAGGCGTGTCTCTATCTCTGCTTTCGGACTGGCGGTAAGATACATTGCTATAATTAGTGATTGATTTTCCACGATCTCTGGTAGTGCGGCTACCTTTTTTGCCACCAAAGAGCATCATCTCGGCAAATCCGCCCCACCCAACAATATCACAAATCATCGATTTAGCAGCCGGAATAAGTACATCGTGCACCACATAACTACCAACCGTCTTTGTGTCATCCTCGAGAAAGGTCTCAGCCAACTTCTTTCCGAACGACCGCTTTTTCTTCCTCGCTATTCCTGAGATAACCTTCTCGACCTTCTTATCCTCAACTTTTACTTCTTCTTTTTTGACTAGCTTAGAATTTGAGGGATAACTATCCCTCGTTAATCCGTCGTTCATTTTATTTTTCTCCTTTTATATTCTGTATTGACGGCAACAATAACGCGTAACCACATCCATCATTAACAATGTCCGCGCCAGTAAGATCACTCCATCCGTACATAGAATCTTCTCGTTCGCTTATTTCGCCTCGATATGCATATAGATCGGTGATAGTTGCTACACTATATTTTGAAATACACGTCTGAAGAAACTCTAACGTTCTATTCGCTTCGAATTTTGAGGGAAATTGCAGCATATATTCCATTGGCCTCTCCATATGGTTATTAAGTGCGTCAGGAGGTTTAGTTGTCATCGTCAGTAGTGCATCGCCATACATTTTTTTAACGTCAGAAGGTTTAGGTAGCGCATCGAAGAAAGAATCTACAGCTTCATGCGCCATAGCTCGCATTTGTGTATTTTCTACTATTGACTCTTTTATAATAATAGTATAATCCACATCGATATCTTTTGGTTTTTGCTCGTCTTCTAATCTTATCGTAACATTCATATAATTTCTCCTTTCAACTTCCGAACTCTTCAGCCAATGGCATAGCAATACGATACCCTTCTCCGCACCTAAATATACAAATACTTGGTTGCGGATACGTCCAACCTATTTTATGATCTGAAAAATTAGGACTAAGGCCACATATATTTTTAACGTCAGCGACGGATAAATTATTATAAGTTAATAACATATCGTGCATCGCAGATACAACATCTTCAGCATCACCTAACTTAACAAAGACTAATTCTCCAATAAAGTCATAGGTGCGTTTAGGTTTTGTAACTGTATGACGGGTCCGACATCCATTTTCAGGAGCTATAACTCCCTGTGTTCTAATGTGGATATAAATAGTATCTTCGAATGTAAAATCGTGGATAATATCCTCTACAATGAATGTCTCGCCGAGGTTTATTACTTTTTCGCCAATGCTGGGTACAAAAATCACATCATCGTCGTCTAACTTTTGTAGTACTTCTTTAGAATCGGTATTAATAAGTTTAATCATAGTGATTCTCCTTTCAAGAGAAAGACAAAAGAGGAAAGGATTAGTTTTCCTTTACCTCGTTACTGCATACTTGGTTGTCGTTTCCGACTTCAATTACTACATTTTCCGGTTTAAGTTTTTTACTTTTCTTTTCCTCTACTTTAGAATTAATCTTTTGAATCTCTTTTTTGACCATTTCCTTGATTCCTAGCACTGCATCTACCTTTTTATCAAAGATATCTCCTGCTGATTTAGCTGCTACACTTGCCATTGCGGCCGTACCTACCCACATCGCCGCTTTCATAAGCGGTTTTGTAGCGACAGGCATAACCGTCTTAACAATGTTTGTAGCTACTGAACCTACTCCAATACTTATTATACTAGATGCGATTGCTTTTCCTACAATTAAAATTACCATTTTTAGTCTCCTTCCAACGATTTATTCTATTAGAGTGACTGTTTTTTTGGCGAGTTTTAAAGATGTCCAAGTGCTTTATTAAAAGCCATATGATCGCGTATTCTAATAAGAATTTCCGCTTTTACCTTACCGACACATCTTAATGATAGTATATCCTTATCAGTGGCGTGTATAAATCGGTAAATAGTGTCTATTCTTCCTCGTATTAATGCGTTTTGAAGTGCTAATAATGAGAACTTTTTCTGTTCAGCAGGCGTCACAACAACATCATATGATATTTTCAGTTGCTGTTCAAACTCCCTTCTTATCTTCATTACAATAGATATAACATCAACTGTGCTCATATTTTAGTGGCCCCTTTCAATATATATGTATTCTTAAAACGCTTCCCTAGTAATATTCGTCTCACCATCTCCATGATAAAATAAATGAGTTGGGGGTATACTTTGAGTCCATAAATTTGACTCATCGTAAGCGTCACACCAGTCTTGGACAATCTTTAATGCTTTCTCAGATGGTATCTTATTTGCGTTGCATGGCATAACCACAAATTGTCTTTCTTGCATAACTACTTCCGTCACGGTGTTAGGAAAGTGGCAAGACTCGACTCTATTCATGACGACATTCAATACTTTACTTACCTCATAATAATTTGTATCCTTTTGATAGTCAATATCGTATTCACCATCACCATCCCGCTCCTTATCGCCACACAATAACTGGGCTAGTAAATACACCTCATCCTCAGTGAAGCCATAACGAGGGGGCACTTCATATTCGTCCTCCACAATAATAGGCGCTGGTAAATATGTGACTATATACACAGGCTCGATGACCTCAATTGGTACATCATCAAAGTTCACATTAATATACACCATCATCATTACAACTGTAAGAAATGTTATAATATAGAATCTTTTCTTTATTAGGTAAAGACTCATTATTTTCTCCTTCGCGCAAAAAATAAGGGCACTAAGTTTCCTTAATACCCTTTCCTTTTTAGAATTCTACTGCTGTTATTCCGTCGGTGGCTTCTGCCATGTCAATAATTGCATCAACTGGTGATTCAACTATTTCCAAGATTTTCTCGGTAGTGGTGTTGCCTTTTGCTATCAGGTATATAATTCCTGCGCCAACAGCTACTCCTCCAACGATGATAACCCCTTTAATAATCTTTTTCTTATTTGTCTTTAAAAATTCCTTCATTTTAAAATCCCCTTTCAAAAATAATTTTGTTAGTCTTCTATTAGAGACCGTGTTTTTTCTGCGAGATTAAAATCCTGTAATTGAATTAACTATTTTTTGTGCACATCCTATTCCGCAATCAGAATGTCCAATTACACAAAAATCACATATTTGTCCTCTCGACTGCATCCAACAACGATTTTGAAGAGCTCTGATTATGTTGGCGTGTTGTTCTTCTTTTTCTCTCTTCACATGTAACTGGGTGTGTAAATTTGAGATCTGCGCCTGTAATTCTTTTATAGTATTTTCTTGCGTACGATTACGTTTTTGTGCTTCCGTATCTAATGTTGCTTTCAACTCATCAAGATTCATAACATTCTCCTTGTATGCATCCCTAATTCAATGATTGTTATGTTTTGTTTCGATAAGTCTGAGATTGACGCAGCACTTACGGCTTTAACGGTTCGGGTCGCATCATCACAGACAAATATACCAGTCATATTTTCTTTATCTAATGCCTCGGTTAATGTGATTATTCGCATAGACGATCTCCTTTCTCTCGTAAATTATCAAAGTCGGTCTCAATTTCAATGGCGGTCACATATTTTTTGTCAAATATCACACTCTCACAAATGGTAAACCCGTTAGGATGAACCTCGTAAAGATTCACAAAGACATCGCCTCCAACATTCCAGCCAATTTCGATCCTTTCAGCAGCTTTATCAAATGAAGCATAATGTTGGCATGCCTTAGGTAAATTATTTGCATTTCGGCCATAAGTAATAAAATGATAACATCCTACTGTATTACCTTTACGTGTACGCACAATAATACTTTTATTTTCCTGTAATTTGCGGTCGCAACGATCTCTCATAAATATACCTCTATTCCTTTCATCTACCAGATTTTCGCTGGAATTTGCGACGTTTTTTCTGGGTGGATCTGAGATTAATTTTACTTGAGAAGTTATCCATATATTTAAAACTAGGTGCACTATAAGAATAAGGCATAACATTTATTCCCTTTCATATTAAGTTTTGTTATTAAATATCTAATACATTTGATGCATACATATCGGCCGTATGAGTCCATAACACATTTGGGTAATTTTTTACAGCCGCAGAATAATATTTCCAGTTAGCCTTATCGTCAAAAGCTCCCATATGCCATCTGATACAGGCTATTTCTTCATGTGTAAGACACATTTTTCCGGCTAATATCATAATGGAGGCGTCACCATGACCAGGAAATTGGGGTGACTCGTTATATACTATCGTATCTCCTTCAAACCTATACATATCGATTTTACATAGGTCATGAAACATTCCAACAATATATGGAGATTCCCTCTTCTGCCAGACAAGCTTATTATCTTTAGTAAACGTAACCAGTGTTTCTGTGACTTTTAAACTATGCGCAAATAATCCGCCAAGATCATTTCCATGGTGACTTTTACTAGCGGGGGGGCAGTAAAAAATCCGTTTTCCCATAACCACTCACATAGATCCGCATTAAACCAAGGGCCCATTATATCTTTAAATGTAGCTGTATTAACGATCGCTTCTGGTAGTGGTTCTCTCATAAATATACCTCTATTCCTTTCTTTAAGATAAAAGCATGTTCGGAGGTTGTGATTATTGCTTCTAATAATTTCTTTAGATTTTCTAAATCATATCCAAAACATAATACTTCCGATTTTTTTGGATCACCCTTCAATGTCATCTCGAGAGAATACATCCCGGAATGATCTACAATCTCTAATTCGTTAACCAGATCAATATTGATAGCTTTACGTCCGCCCTCAACGATTATAAACATAAATATACCTCCAATAAAATTTAGTCATCACTTACTTTCTCTGGTTTATAGTTTATAATCGTTTTATTATAACCGCTTGGATTCTTCTCATATGTTTTTGCCAATGCTTCAAAATCCGCATCTGCATCGGGTAGTATTGTTAATTTATTACGTTCAAAATTATAATCATCCCAAAAACTCATCGTAATTTCCCTCCATCTAAGATTGATAATATCGTACCTTACGAAAACTTAGGCATTACGTCATAATTAAGAACTAGACATGGCGTACCGTCTTCGGTCAACTGCGAGCTGAATGTCACGTCAAGACCAGTATCTACATCCCAACCAAGGTCGTATCCGAGTTTGGTGTTGGTCAGGCCGATAGCATCATACAAATCATTGACTGTGAGAAACATCTCAGACCGAAGATTATGGTTAATGTCATTGATAGCTCGTCTGATTTTCTCGATGTCGTTCTTAAAATATCGTCCGGACAAGGGATCATAGCATAGTACGTCACCCTTACCAGTAAAAATTACCTCGCTTGTGGCCGATGGGTGCTTCTTAATACGGTCTGACGTGACCTCATCGCGTATTGACAATTCTTTATTTTTTCCAATTGTCTCGACCACTTTTGATTTATATTCTTTGAAGGCGGTTTCGGTGATGGAATAGACGCTAGCAAGTGCAGCATTTCGTCGAAGGCTGATAGAATTGGAGCCAATGACGCAGAGAATAGTTGCTCCACCGACTGCAAGAGCTGGGATATAACATCTCCAGGTAAGCCTAATGACATCAATTTTTGTGAGATTATCAAAATCTCCATCGTCTGATTCCTCTCTTCTTATTTCTTCTTCTTGATACATTAATGTTAAGGCTTTTGGGGTAGCCTTTACCGCTAGAATCGTAGTCGTTATTAGTCCAGCTACCGCCATCCCAGTAAGAATGGTTGGACTATTTTTTGAGGCTGTCCATTTTAGTGTTTTCCAGATTTCTTGTAAATCCATTAACCAACACCGCCTTCTAATATTTTTATTTTTTTATGATGATTTTCTAACTTTTTTTCTAACTTTAAAATTTGTCGTTCTTCATATTCTATGAGAATAGATTTAGCTAATTCGTCGTCACGCGCTTCCAGCCATACAGTAGCGTTATATACAATTTTCGGTTCTTCCGCACACCATAAATAATGAGGATTAAAAGAAAATATAACGATACCACTAAGACAATTTTGTTTAACATCACCTTTCTGGACGCTACATTGCCCACGCCATAACGAATATAGATAACAATTTTCTTTTATTACTACAAACTCACTCATAGTGATTTTCTCCTTTTATAAGATTATACCATCGAGTATGTTAAGTGTTTGAGTACACACGATTGACATATGTTTTTGAGAATAGCGAGTTTTATATAAAGATAAAAGTTTATGTGTCGCTTTTTCGCTATTCTCAGCAATAACAAAACGTTTTTCCATAGGCGTCGAGATGTCGTGGGTATCTACATCAATTAAAAATACAAAGACATATAGAACTGTACGTCGAAGCCTACTTTTATTTGTTTTTGTCGCTACTGCTAAATGCTTATAATGATACTCGCATGGTTCTTGCCCCTCGAAGATCGTACGTACGGCTGGAACTGTTTTATATGTTTCACCACAAGTCCACATGCACCTTTATTGCCCCACGAATCCACTTGCATATAAACTGGATCGCCAAATTTAAGATTATCAAACTCCTTCTTAGTCATAGTGATTTCTCCTCTCAACTATTCAATCATATTGTATGGTGCGATAAATAAGTACACGGAGATGATCGCTAAAATCACAAAGATCGTAGCGTCCCCGTCGATAAAAATAGAGCCGATTCCTAATAACAATAAGACTAAACCTGCAAGTTTATTTTTCAGTGTTTCTTTTTTCATTGGTGATTTCTCCTTTCAAATTTAGAAATAAAAAAAGAGATGTGTGGGGCTTGAACCCACTACTCATAATCTTTCGACTATTTTTCTTTAGATAGCAGTCCATCTCTTTCATTATAGCCCTTGTTATTTCTGCGAGATAAAGAAAGAAGCCTATTCAGCTTCCTCCCTATTTCTCATAAATTTAAGATTTTATATTATTAATTAAATACTGTATAGTCGTAACTGTAATTGCTCCTGCCATAAATAATACATATCCTGCAATCATAATACTGTCACTTTTACTAATTTTCATAATAGATCTCCTCTCAAATTTTATTCTATTATAGTCTCTGTTTAAACTGCGAACTTCTCCGCCACAAGTCTATCCATTTCTCCCATACACATAATAATAAAATAATCTAATGGATTATCTATGTGAATATTATACAGTTCAACTTCTTCGATGCGGCGGCGGTAATAAAAATCGCATTTTTCAAATATAATTGTAACGATTAAACATTCCTCATAAATATCATGCGAAAACTCGTAAGCGACCTCGTATCGACTATCATTAATTATATCGTTTGTTGCATCAAGTAATGTTACTTTCATATTTACCTCCTAAGATTCTGAGGATTCAAATTGATTTGTTTCGCGATTAAAGTAATAATCTTTACCGTGTGTCTCAAATATCTTTTCCATTTCTATACTCAAAATAACATCATCTTTTCGTGTAGAAACCAACTCAAGTAACTCGCTTTTTGTAATTCCTTTCATATTTACCTCCTACAATTATAGCAATATAACTTCTTAGTCTTGGGTGTAATAGTTAATGTCGTCGCGCCTTGACACACTGGACATCTCTGAGGATATTCTAAAGTTCCGCTCCTGGTAAGGTTCTCCTCAACTTCTGGTATTATTTTGTTAGCCTTATATATCTTGAGAGTATCGCCAATACCAACCTTTAATTCCTCAAATCCTTTTAGATTATGCAGATTAGCTTGTTTAACTATAGTGCCCTCGATGGTAACTGGTTTGAATGTTACGATTGGTGTAATTAACCCAGTATTACTAACGCTCCATCGTACGCCCGTTACAGTTGTCAAGACCGATATATCCTGCCATTTGAAGGCAAGACTATGCTTAGGATACTTAGCTGTCGTACCTAAAATCTCACCACGTCCGATGTCATCTAACGCCAACACAAGACCATCCACAGGAAATTCGTACGTATCAATCTGACTAGTATATTTCTCAATCTCATGTTGTAGCTCAAAATTCAGAACTCTAGTATGCGGAACAACAATGAAGCCTAAAGTGTCAAGATATCGTAATTGGTCATATCGAGTAATAAGTTGAGATCCCCAACTATCTAATAATATCGGCGTATGAGCAATGAAGGTCATATGTTTTAATAGTAATGGTGTAGTTTTTGAGCTATTAATAAGACCACTAGCAAGATTACGAGGATTGCTAAATTTCTCACCCTCTTTTGTTTTGTTAATCTGCTCGAAGTCTTTAAGCGACATAGCGCCTTCTCCTCGTACTAAGGTAAGTTCTTTTACAGGAATAGTCTTAGGCACGCCACGCATTAACCTGACATTTTTAGTTACATCTTTACCATAGTGGCCATCGCCTCGTGTTAGGCCTTTGATAAGTATACCATCATCGTAATATAATACTAGCCCAACGCCATCTACTTTCCATGATAGTACACCTTCTTCCTCTCCAAGAAAATGCATCATCTCGGTTTCTTCTTTAGTTGATTTTAGTGATAGAACCGGATGGCGATGTTGTAGTTTATTATTCTCATCGTCCGAACCAACTTTTGCAGTTGGAGAATGTGGTAAACAAATACCAGTTTCTTTTTCTAACTGGATTAGTTCTTTAAGATATTTATCATATTGTAGGTCGCTCATTACGGGGTCGTGCGGACTATCGTAATAATTTTTAGATGCATCATTTAATAGGTTGATTAGTTCGTGCAGTCTCTTTTCGGCTGTAAGGACGTCCATTCTAAATCTCTCCTTTCATAAAAATATATTTTTAGGTCTATGTTAATTTGGCGAAATAAAAAAGAAGAATAAAGTTCCCATCGAACTTCTCTCTACAGCCCCGACTTTACGGTTTTTTAATCTGCATCTCGCCAAACATTTCTGTCATTCTCCTTCATTATAGTCCTTGTAATTTCTGCGAGGTAAATAAAAAGAGCCCACGGATTCGAACCGATTTCTCCTCTCCGCCATGGAAAGGTGTTTTACTTTTTTAAACTAGCTTACTCTTCATTATAGTCCTTGTAATTTCTGCGAGGAGAAAATAAAAAAGAAATTGTTGTCGCGTCGAACGACTTACGTGGTTTTCCCTCAGTACTAACCCAACCCAATATTCAATCCGCATTATGCGTCAAGCGGTTCAACAGCTTGCTTTAACCAGATTTTATCTTTCATTAAAGCCCATGTAATTTCTGCGAGACAAAAGAAAGAAGCCGAAGCTTCTAACATAACTTTCTAAGCTGTACGTTGAAGTAGCAAATATCCATCTTTAATTCCTTATAGATTGCAAGAGCTTCTTCGTATGTACAAGTTATAATATTGTTATGTATACTTCGGCCTTTCTTATTTTTTGAATAGAAATCTTCAAATAATATGACACACTTTTTATCGTTATCCATAATACCCTCCTAAGATTTATTCTATTAGAGGGGTTGTTATTCTGGCGAATTCGATCTTGCACATATTGGACATAATATATTATGTATATCATAATACTCAAAACCACAACCGTCACAAGTTTTAATATTACCACTTTCTTTTAACGCCCACCATAGAGACCATATCTTTTCTTGAGTTAATCTAAGTATTAGTTCCATATCCTCATCTTGTTGCGTTCTATTTTTTAAATGTCGGTATTGTCCTTCTTTTGCATTTAAGGTATTACAAAATAAACCAATAGTGTTAGTATTAATATCTTTCATTTATATACTCCTCTCAAACTTTCATTTGTTATGAATAATACTTATTCCCTGCGAAAAAAAGACGCTAAGTTTTCTTAACGCCTTTTATTTCATTTAATCCTTTTCTATTTTGATTGTCATATGATCGATTTTACATCTTATCAACACTGCTTTTGGGCCTTCTTCTGGCGTTTCTGCAAATGGAACCTCAAATTCCAAATCGCAGTCACGTGCCTCGTACAGTATACCCTTTTTAAGTACTGCTGATATTATCATTTCACTAATCTTCATGGCAATCTCCCCTTTCAAGTGATTATTCTATTAGAGGCTATGTTAATCTTGCGATGGGTATTTCTTTAAAAGCTCAACAAAATTCTTAGCTTTCACTTTAAACTCATGAAGGCCTTCATCATTATCAATAATAAAGTCATATAAATAATTATCAACATTTTTATCTGCCATATTTGTCGTAATAATCGGTATATTTTTATTACGTATCAGTAACGTGTGAGCATTAAATTCATGTGAAAATCTATGTAGTTCATCTGGTTCTCGTACGTGTATAAAAAGAACATTATACGGCGAAAATTCATTTTCGAATAATTCAATTTGCTCTTTTACATAGTTGTACGAATGATTTAAATATTTTACCGATAGTAATTTTAAATTTGATAAGAATAATCTATTTATCTCTGATTTAGTACCATCCCAACCTAATATCATAGCCGCTTTTTTAATTTTATCTACGGTTGATATATTTTTAGTCAGAGTGTAATGCCCACAAAGATCTATGAATGTATCTTTTCCAACCCCACCAGAACCATTAATTAAAATAATTTTCTTCATATTAAACCCTTTCAAATATGAGCCAAAAAAAGAGGGCTCCAGCGTGTCTACGCTTTATATTAAGCCCTTAAGTTGCTGTCACTTCTCTTTCATTAGAGTAAATGTAATTTCTGCGAAAAAAGAAAGGAGCGCTTTACGCCCTCCTAGAGATTGCGGATATAATCCTTATTGTCCATAATATTTCGCACTGCTCTGATTGCGGAGAATGTCACGTAGACCGCCATACCACCAGTTATACCTCTCTTCAAATTACCTCCGTATTTGAGTCCTTGATATAAACCGATTGCTGCCGATAAACCTACTGTTCCCTCGTTTGTCAATTCCTGTGCAAAAGCATCACAAATAATTGTTCCGACTATTTTCGCTTTTTCTCCAATTTTTTTCATAATAATTCTCCTTTCTATTCTTCTATTAGAGCCGGTGTTAATTTAGCGAAAAAAGAAGAGGCTTTACGCCTCGACCCTTTATTGAACTATCTGTCCACAATTTGTAGCTCGCATAGATGTCCGCATGTAGAACTCCTCAACAAAACCCTTATTTACACTTTTACTTTTGTATGTATACCATCCTAGCAATGCTAGTAATAGTACCCATGGTCCAATTTTAGTGATTGATTGTACGGTTTTGTTTTCACGGATTTCTTGCATGTTTCTCATACACACTCCTTAAAATTATTTTTATTTAATCCCCTTCATTAGAGTATCTGTTATTTGTGCGAGATAAAAATTAAGAGCCTTTGGTAAATAGACGAATAAAAAGAGATAGGCTAAGCCTTCTCTTTTAATGTGTTCTTAAATACCTGATGAGTACCCATATAAGCCACAAACCTCCAGTTAATACAGTCATTATTACGTCAAATAATATATAAACCGGTCTTTGTCTCATAATATGTTTCCTTTCACAAATATAATACTTCTTATTAGAGGGTATGTTATTTGTGCGAAAGTCGATACCCAAGAACGCCCTTACGATGTTTTGCAGTATTTGGTATATTTATTCCGTCAGCACGAAGTCTTCTAATATAATTTGAAATAGTTGTTCGATCGACATATAAGTTGTAAGCAACATCTAGAAGACTAGCTCCAGTGGCTAACGCGTCTAACACTTGATCGTCTGTTACTGCTCTTTCTGTACCCATCATTATATCCTTTCATATCCTCAAAGTTAAAAAGAGAAGGGCATGTGTTATACACGCCCCTTGACTACAAAACTAAGTGCTTTTGAGGTGATTACTCTTGTCTCTTCGCTAAATACTATTAGCGCAATCCCTCCTAAGCTACCCACGACAGTCATAACCGTATCGAAACTAATTGCTGCTTTCTTTTTTGAAATAGCGCTCATTAGTAGTTCGAGATTATTAGCCATCATAGTATATTCTTTTGAGTTCGGCTCTAATTTGCTCATTTCTGTTAAGACACGAGCAATCTCCTTATTTACACTTTGCTTTTTTTTCTTGGTGAACAATTTCATATGCCTTCCCCTTTCGATTGATGTTATTCTTTCATAAGAGGCCGTGTTTTTTATGCGAGATTATAAAACATTTTTTGAAAATTACTCGCCGCGCATTTTTTTGACAATAGCCATAGTATATGCGTCCAAATAAGGTTCTTGATAAAGTTTACTCAACCAATAACTTGGACTTTTAGTGACGCTCGTAATAACCTCTTGTGTATTCTTATAATGAGGAATACCAAGAATATGATGGATGGTCTCAAGCACTTCTTTAGCCTTAGCTTTGGTGTCTGGGCCGTTCTTACCATCTGCATCAATTCCTGTAAGCTTTTGAAATTCACATATATCCATCTCTCCATTTGCCTCCGGTGTATATTTTTGCTTATCCCATTGCCCCGCTGTCTCAATTGGTTGAATATGCCAATCCTCTAATATAATTTTACCATTACCACGAGTTAATGGTTTAAATAATCCAAACCTTATTAAAGTAATTTGTTTTTTTGTAGCGGCATCTTTATCTAATTCCTTAGCCCACGAATTTGTAATATCGGCTGCAAGTCTATACTCATGCCAACTTGTATTCGGTACAGCCGCATATCCACTGCCCCCAGACCATGTTCCATCCTCGTTCTGTAGTCCACCAGATAATTTATACAATCTTACTTGCTCGTCATATGAACTATACCCTCGGATTATATTCAACATTTTTCCTTCAGACCTTGCAAGGGCTGCTAATCGTCCAGCAAAGATCGGATCAATACCTGCTTGGTAAGACTTAACAAAATATAACCAGTCCTCTGGAGGAGCCATAGGATAAGATGATGATAATTTTGATTTCATATGTATCTCCTATATCTCAAAATACCCAGTATTCGTCGCTGCGTCGTACGAAGTTACTCCACCAATTTGATCCAGTATATCTCGACCCCCAGCTAAGATCCTTCCATTTACAGCACAAGGAGGAATATTTGGAATGACATCGACCCCATTAAGAGTAAAACATCCAGGTTTATATGAAATATTAGTATTTGGGAAGTTGTAGACTGAATGCAACCCAATCTTAAACTTACCAGTCATTGGTTGAAGCGTACAGAAACCAGCACCAGTCGTGATATCGACACCCAGAATATCAAGATCGACAGTTGACATTTTGAGCATGGTGTAAAGCTCTTTTTCTGGCATATAGTCGCTATTTAACGCTTTATATTTACTAACAAGTAAAGCTGTTATTCCAGCGACAACCGGCGTTGCCATACTAGTTCCACTCATTTTAATATACCCACCAGTATTATTTGCGCCAATTATATCGACTCCAATTTGGCATACATCCACTTGTTTACTTTTGGTTGTAAAGTAAGCTGCCTTACGCAACCGATCGACCGCACCAACAGTAATGGGGCCATTAAAATAAGCTGGGTAAAGGATGGTTTCTATTCCTGTATTTCCTGCGGCAGCAATAACAATTATGCCAGTATTGATTAATCTATCAATCGCGGCTTCAAATTCCATTAGAAGATTTGGATTTGGGAAGGAAATAAGACCAAAAGCTAACGACATACTAACAATGTCAACGCGATTACCACTTGGATCTCGCCAATTAAGAACATAATTAAGCGCTGCAATAACGTATTCTGGCGTTCCACATCCAACACCATCAAGGCATTTTATTGGTACGATTTTTGCTTCTGGCGCTATACCAACATTTTTACCAGCAATGGCCGCTGCACACCATGTTCCATGATTGAAATCATCTTTAGTTGAGGCTGGTGTAACATACCCTCTATGAGTGTTTATCCCTGGTAATAACCGTCCGGATAATTCTGGATGATCACTGACACCTGTATCAATAACCGCCACTATAACGTTCTGCCCTTTATAGCCCTGCGTGTGGTATATCTTTCGCCCAGAGAAGTTTAACAGAGCAAGGTCATCTTGCGTATAGGTAGTACTAGGAGCCGACGCGACACAAGATATAAGAGGTTGTACTACTTGTTCCATTACTATTTCCTCCTCCTTAAAAATAAGAAATAGAAAGGCGGAATAGGTGTAACTACCCGCCCTAGATAGGGATCGCCTCCCTGTTACTTACATTGCGACCCGTTTATCATACCGTCATCCGCCCAATCTTGGGCTTTATCAAAGTATTCTTGTATAGTGGCGCGCAATTTATCTTCGGAAATGAGCAGGATTAGTATTGGATATTTTATGTATAGTGCGTTTAAGACCGCCTCAAACCGCGCGGTTCCTTCTCCAGATTGGAAAAGCATTTCTGCGGCCAACATCATTTTATAAATTATGCCTCGTAGAACTGCCCACCGCCCCATAAACACAAGGACAATACAAAATATTATCCCGATTAATATGGCCGAATATAATTCCCAGTTAGTACCGAACCAATTCAAAAACTCACTCATATTATTTTTTTCCTTTCTATTTTTTAAGTATTGTATGGATCTCTACTAATTTCATATTAGCTATATCTTGATTATCTTGCAGTTGTTGAAACATTCCCTTCTGCTCTTTTCTACAGTCAGTACAATGTTTCTGATCATTTTCAATTAGTGTTTTAAGAGCAGAATTAACCTCTGTGTTCCTTTCTATTACCCCGATTAATAACCCTTCACGGTCATTAACCACTTTACTCCTGTTTTTTCGGATGGTGTCAATCGTTCGAATAACAGGTATCATAGCTAATAAAACCATGGCTATGACTACAATTGATATAAGGATTGTGCTGTCGCTTGTTTTGGTTAATTCCACCGCCTGTGCCATCGTTTATCCTCCGTTTAATGTCAGTTTAGGCATTTTCGCCCATCGTCATATCTTTTATTGTTTGTCCTAACTATATCCCTTGATATGCAATTGCTTTACCAGCGGAAATACGTGCAGCGGTAAATCGACCAGGTATATCACGGTTAGTTGTTACACCCGCCATGTTTCCAGAGATATTACCTGTAAGGGTAGTAATAGTAATCTCCTCTAACGGGCAAACACAAGTAAATACATAACCCGCATCCGGAACAACTTCTCCAGATGCACTGGTTATGTATTTACCTCCGTCACTTCCCGACATGCCTGCCCAAAAATCAGCATCGTTAACAGTAGTGTTATTTTCCCTCAATTTTCTCCCCGATTGGGGGGAATACTCGTTTATATTTTTCATATAATTCTCCTTTCTAATACTAAAACACATCATCGTAGACTGACTTTCTTGAGGTGTTATTATATATTTTCAGTGTTCATATAATCGGTCTTAGTTGTGTTTTATCGTGCTATGCTCTTTTTAACTTTAAACATCATCTGTACCAAACACTATCTTTAAAATAATTAATAGTTGTATAACCTTTGTTGCAGAAAGGACAGTTCACTTCTAAAGTAATGATACGTTCCATAACACACCTCCAATAATATACTTAATTTTACACTACTATAGTCCGTGATTAAACATTATAAACTTCCAAGTTATCAAACTCTGTTGTTGTGTCGTTTGCCGTTCTAAATCCGATATTGGCATAAGTTTGGTTGAATGTTTCGGTTACATTATGTGTTTCGGTTCCATCGATGAATACCTTGATATTTGATCCATTTGCAACAACCCTTAATTTATAAGTAGTACCCGATACAGGAGTAAAGCTATAAGGCGTTCCAAGGCTAGTTACTGTCCCATCAATATTTTTAAACAGATTCAACGATGTCGAATTAATTCTTGCAACAATATGATTATTTTGAGCAGAATACCTAAATGTAATACCAGCATAAACTCTCCATGTTACGTCAACAGAAATATCATAGTTACCGGAATCGGCTAATACTGTTATTGCATTGTTTGAATCGGTACTTCTTGATTTTAATTTACCGCTTACGATTTCCCACCCATCAGAAACTTGTTGAACATATGTTTTATTTCCAACTTCTGTGTTACCAATATTTGTGTTATTAGAACGTGTGTATGTATCAGCTATAACAGTTGAAGCCGCTATTACTGTAACAGAACAAGTGGATGTAAAATTCCCGTCCATGGTTGTCACTGTGATCGTCGCAGAACCAGCCGCCACCGCTGTCACTAAACCAGAACTTGAAACCGTAGCATAATTTGTATTGCTGGATGACCATGTAACATCTTTGTTTGCAGCATCGGAAGGAGCCACCGTTTCTGTTAATTGTTCAGCGGAACCAATATTTATAGATGTAGTTGATTTATTAAGCGATACCCCTGTAACCGCCACAGGAGCAGAAACAAGAATAGAATAAGTTAATGTATTGGATTCATAGCCGGTATTGTCGGTAACTTTCACAGACAATGCTTTTGTGCCTGACCCCAAAGTGCCAACATCCCATGTTTTTGTACCTGCCCCAGAAACATTTTCTGTTGTCGATACACCATCAATAGTGCGCGTTACTGTAAATATTCCACCCTCATTGTCATCCAGTTTGTATTGTATGCTAAACACCGTTTCTGTATTTCCAGAAGTCGGGTTATCTACCTTTACCAAAATCGGGGTGGCTGATAAAAATGTGAACACATACGCACATATAGTTGCTTCAAACTCAGAAATGTCACCACTTTCATTATTTAAACTCGTTCCCCACAATAAGTTATTTGGTGTCTGCTCAATACTTAATCCTGTCCAACCCATTTGACCGACAAGGTATGCACCTTTATGATCCCCTGCATAGCTTACTCTTATTTCCTCGCTAGGGTTTGCTTTGCTGTACTTGCTGGTTATTCTTGCGTCTAATCGTGACAATGAATATGTAATGCGTGTTAACTGCGGGTCGGCTGTCTGGTAATAGATAAAATTATCCCACGGTCCAATACCAATCCCAGTATGCATATCGATATAAAATTCTGCCGTACTATTTGCAAGAATCCAATCTCTTACGACAACCGTTTCGGCTTCTGAAAAAGCGGACTCTCCTTTTTTATTCCATTCATCAGTATAAACAGGATAGGCAGCCCATAATCCACCGTAATCAAAATTACGATTTATATTGACACCATTCACATTCCCGTATTTTTTGGGGTTTTGGTTCCATCCCCACGGATTGATGATTGGAATAACTTTCACACGCACATTTTCACGAAGATAACGGAATCCATTGTGTTGATACGGGGTTGCCATCATGTGATTTATAAATTGCGCTAAACCAAAAGATGCAGACAATTCATACGGATGCATCCCACTTGATAGCAAGATAGTTTTTGTGTAATTTTCTGGGCAAAAATCATACTCATAAATATGGTATGTATTGCTTTCATCCATACCAAGGCTTGTCTTTGTTACCACCATGCCATCGGTTTGAGTTCCGACAAACCCATCATAAAACGTAGACAAAAACTGTGCATCGGTTATATTTAAAACTTTACCTGTCGCATCTGTTACATATTCCGATGGAGCTGTTGGAGGATCGTAAAGATCAAAATTACCGAGAATAAACGAAGCAACTTGATTAACCACCCGATTCATCATCCCCATGAGATGTAACCCAAGTGCAAATATCATACCTTCACCAACTTTCGTCTAATAAACCTAATATGAAGGGGGATTTAACCCTCCCTATTACCATTACGATATTGCTAAGTTCCCATTTAAAAACCATTTGTCATTCGCTGACGTATCTCTCGATAGTTCCATCATTCCATACTGAGTGCTGATAAACTTATGCCCACTGATGCTGCTAATTGACGCCGCACTAGCAATCGATACGGTACCCGTACCTCGACGAATAATTCTTGTCGACACAGGCTTTCCATTTTTAATAGACGGGTCAATCGCAACTGTTGGTACAGTGACGACAACTGGATTTGTTGAATTGACAACAATCATCTTACCTATGTCGGCACTAGTAAGGGTGTAATCTGCGGTCAACCACAAAGTCGAGTTTTTTTGTTCCATAAAGTCGATGCCACCATTTGAATCGTCAATCGAGTAGGCATAAGGATTTGTTTCATGATTGACTTGTACTTTTAATCCTTTTGATCCACTATTTGCATAGTAGGCGCCAAGACCGTAACGATACAAAGTATTTCGATTACTAAAATTATACCCCTGAATGGTTGAGTTTTCGACGTTCGTCATATGTAATCCATAACTATCGCGTACTGCTTTTATTGAGGTTGTTGCATCACCTGAAATGATATAAGCAGGCCAATCAAGACCGTTATTATCACAGTTCAGATTATTAATAGTAAGATCGTAACTACCATTAATCTCCATACCATGCATAAACGATTCTTGACAGTCTATATTGACCATCTGTAGCCGTGAGCCAGATACATAGAAACCAGACTCCTCCTTGCTACCCATACATTTGAAGTTACCCATACGGACATTAGCTCCGTTGGCTTTAACATTGTGTAGTTTAGTTGGTCCGACGACAAATCTTTCGAATGAATTGTCTGACCCGATACCATCAATGCCATACCCAGCCATGCCAGTGATACAAACGTTGTCAAACTGGTATATCCAACGATAAGTATTTGTTCCTTCATCACCGTTTATGGCGATGCCTGTGTATCCATTATACAAATATAGATTTTCAAATTTTGTTCCAATATGAATTCCATTGATTCGGATCGCTGCATTGTTTCCGACTTGTGCTCCGTTACAATCCAGTTTTATATCGTGAACGCCGCACCCATCGGCATCATTGCTAGTCCCAAACAAGGTTATAAAGTCGTTATTTTGTCCGGAATTGAGTTTTAAACCACTACATTTTTGGGATCTGCTTCTGATAGTGACCCCTTTACAACCAGAAAGATCAATAGCATTAACCAACGGTGGGGCAGAAGCATTTGGTACATAAATACCTTTACCGTTTGTTTTTGCATATGCTAAGATAGCGGCAAAGGCAGCTCCACTGTTAGCGCCAGGAACGCACGCGGTCAGCCCAGCAGGAGGATTGAAAATATCAATCTCGTCCGACAAGGCATTACCAGTTGGGGATATAGCTGCAATTGCCGCATAAGCCCCCATAACAGTCTCCGTACTACGGCCTTCCCCTACAATATTGTTGAAGTTAGCAGTGATTATTTCATTTATTTCCTGCCATGGAACCGTTTCGTCAGGTAAGTCTTGTAATGGCATGATGGCTACCTCCTTAAATAGGTTTGTTATGATAATCATAGACAGTTTTACGAATGTTATAAATGGTGTCGCCTAAAGAAGAATCGCATTTAAGGACTGCATATTGATTATCGTTTTGTGTTAAATCGTCCGTAGCTCGTCCGTAGCTCTCTCCAAGTAATTTTCCATCTTTGTCTCTAAGATATGTCCGGACATCATCCTTAGGTTTTAACCATTGAAGTATCCCCACATTTAAACTGTTATAGATGCCCGAATGTATTTTGTCAGATACAATTTTCATCTCTTTGATAAATCTGTCGCAATATTCCGCATCGATAACCATGGTGTTCTCAATCGTACCAACGTCAACATGTCTAATTCCCAATGCGTATAGATGGCTGATGCTATCAGCGATCATAGAGACATTATATAGGTGAGAAACCATATGAATAGATGGGGTAAGGCCATTTTCTTGCATTTTTTTAACATTTTCCATTACATTATGATATGTATTTTTTCTTGAGTCTTTGAGTACTCGCAATTGATTAGCGTGTGAATGCCCGTCCATACTAAAACAAATAGAGACTTTTTTATTCTTTTGTAGAAACTCAATAATCTCAGGTGTTAGGATCGTTCCGTTTGACGTAATCGCATAATCGTGTACTAAAACGTCCGTCAAAGACTCAAGATAGTAGTAAGATTGTTTTATTAAATCGAACGCAAGAAGTGGCTCTCCTCCTAAAAACTCAATACTAAATTCTTTGTTGTATAGCACGATGTCGTCGAGCAATTTTTTGATTTCTGGCCATGTATATACGCTTGTCTTATCTTTTTCATAACAATACAAACAATCGCAATTACACTCTTTTGTTACATGAATTACATATCTTTCCATCATTTCTCCTATGAGAATACTTTTTCAGAATCACATGAGCATCTTCCGTTACACGTGCAGGCTTCTGTACCGGTTCTTGATACACAATCGCAAGATCCATAAATATTACAACTACAAGGAGGGGTAGTTTCAACCGAAACACAACTACAACCGCCCGTCCTAGTGTTACAGTAACATGTTGGCGCCGAAGTTCTAGAGTTACATGTGCAAATTCCTGGGGTTAGAGTGTCACAGGTCAGTCTTGAAACGCATACACATCCACTATTTGTAACACAGTCACATACCGTTGTTCTTCCAACACAAGTGCATGAATAATTACCCTCACATGTTACCCTAGAAAAACAATTACATGATTGTGCCGTATAACCGGTACATGTATCCGCATAAGTTCTCGATTGGCAATCACAATAATCATATGTATTACAGGTACAACCATAACTGGCAGTTCGGCTAACACAATCACATGTTGCGGTTCTAGCATTACAATTGCAACCAACACCACTAGTTCTTCCAACACAATCGCAACTTGCACCAGTCCTACTATTACACGTACAAGCTTTTAAACCTGTAACTGCCGTATTGAAACCGGCTAGTGATTTTTCACTAGAATATGTAGACCCAGAGTGCCCGGTGCAAGTCGATCCGGCAGCATTTCTAACCGCATACATATCGTTTAATAACAATCTTAAATCGTCAAAAGAACTATGATTTGGCGTTATAGTATATCCTTGTTTTGCGATCATAGCTTCTTTTAACTCTCTTAAACTTAATCCCATTATGCCACCTCGCTCTCCGAGAAAGTTATAAATTAAATAACTTTGTTTAAAATAACTGATTGAACCTTTTCTATATCAGAAAGCCTTTTTAAAATTTCGTGTAATGACATTGCAATGATCTCGTCTTTATCCTCTTGTGTGTTACCATCCTCGCAAGGATCTTTTATAAGACGTTCCAACGGATTATCTCCTCCACGAGAATCACAAAGACAAGCTGGATTATTTGGATTATTACCTCTTGCGCAATTATTCTGATCTTGCTTATTTAATAAACCCATATGTTCAACCTCTTTTATTAGTTTATTTTGAAAGTGTTTTTCTACAGAAGAAAGCTTACAATATATCCCTTTAACTTGACTTAGAATGCTACCGTTGTGTTGCCAATTCTCAGCAATACATTTGTAGCATTGGGTGTTTTTGCAGGAAGGATCACATAGATCGTCCGAGTCAAAATTTAAGAATATCTTACGCTTACCTTCATCTATCCCTGTCCAAATATCTCCTATTTTGGTTGATTTTTCTGGGTCATTAAAATAGAATTGATGACAAGGATAAATTTCACCATCCCCGGTTATAGTTACAAAATTATCGCCGCAACCACATGGTTTGTTGGGTCTTTTACCAGTGTTCAAACACCGATCAAGAGGTGCATACCCGTATACTTCTTTACTATTATTATCTTTTTTAATTTTAGCAACAATATCATTATAGATTAACGACATTTGTTCATGATAGATGGTAACATCATTGGTGTCCCATTCCTCAGTCGTTACCGTTTTAAACCATACACGTTCGAACCCTAATGTCTCTCTAAAGAACTTATAGTTCTCGTAAAGTCTAGACATGGTTTTTTTATTGATGCATCCGTGAATATTGAGTTGACTATGATTATCTTTAAATATATCAAGAAATTTTGGTATGTTTTTCTCAACCATATGAAAAGATCCGTTACCATCTCTGGTTACTCTATACTCATCGTGCACGTCTTGAACACCATCAACCGAAAGTTGTAAATGGATATTACATTTTTTCATATAAGTTCGTAATAGCATGTCAATTCTTTCGGTTAAGATAGTTGCGTTTGTAATTATCGTAACTGAAAAATGAAGTTTCTTTTCTTCTGCGATCTTATTCCCATACTCGAAAAGCTCTTGCATTATAGCCGGTTGTAGAAAAGGTTCGCCGCCAAAGAAAATTACTGAAAATTCTCCAGTTTTATCTTTGATGGCGTTGTTGGATAAATAATCTAACGATTTTCTTGCAATTTCCTTTGTCATGTTAAGTTTATTATGCTTCTCAAAACAATAAGTACATCTTAAATTGCAGTCATGATCTAGTAGTAGACTTGCGGAGGTTGGTGAATTCATTGTAGAGACTCCTTTCAAGTATAACAATTAAAACAAAACCCAAGAAAAACTTCCTGTGTGGCTTCCGGAGTTACCAACATATAAATTTGTCGCATCGATTCTAGTCCATATTTCACCTAAATAACCTTCGGGGTTAGACAATGGCGTAACACTCGCTAAAGTTGGGGTAATAGATAGACCATGAGGGATTGTTTTTTCAGAGCCATTTCCAGCGAAGGTGTTTGCGCCACCAGCCACTGGATACATCTTATCGTTTATCAGATTCAACAAATTTGCAGCCGTGTTCTCGTCTAAAATATCTTCTAAAGTCGCAAACCAAACCTGAAATTCAGATTCCCATTGTGCAAGTAATGAGTTGATATTTACTGTTTCTAAGATGCCAGTAACAAAAGGACATACTGAAGTACCAACAGTGTTTGTGATATTAGCTTGAATAATCTCATTAACACCAGCCTCAACATAAATATGGCATATGGGGTGTTGATGGATAAACTCGGTTTCTGTCAGTGTTGGTGCTACTGGCGAACTTGCAGGCGTGCCTTTTATAATCTTTATAACATTTGCTCGTGTGGCATTCTCAGAATTAATCTCTAACACAACCGTATCAATTCTATGAAGAACTACCTCTGATAGGTCGACAGTTAATTGAAGTTGGGCGTCATTATTTGTCCATGTGCGGTTGAACCATGCTCGTCCTTCGCCAATATTAATATTCATTCCGGACGCCGCAGTAACCATTAACGCGTCGCCGATAGACATAAAAACACCATCGTTAATGAGCCCGTCAAATAACATCGACATTTGATCTGCATTATATCGGCGATCTCCGCCTATTGAGTTATAAAACCCATACGTTACGCTCATGCGAACCTCCTTTTATTCAATCATAATAAATGTAGGATAGACTTCTATACCAGTAGTGCTTTGTGATCGGATAATCTCTGTGATTTGAGCTTTCGACGCAATTCCATACTCACTAACAATCTGCACAATATCACCTAGGAAGAAGTCTACCCCATATTCAAACATACGAGTTGTATCCACCTGGCCGTCAAAAGACTTCTCGAAAACATGCTCGGAGAGATCTTCAATTCCTCGTTGAGCTAGTTGAGCTAGATAATCGGCTTCGGGTATTAGCACCTCATCGACTGTCTGAGAAAGATCTCTCGCGTCCGTATACAACTCACGTCTAGAAAGAGCTGTTCCGCCTCCAACAATAGTCGTTTTACGGTCAGCGCCCTCCCCTTCGCCAGCGACCACCGTAATAGTCTTCAAAGTCTTTTTGGATTCGAAATAATTACTATTTATGATATTTTCAAATTTTTGAGAGAATACAACGTAGGTGTTTAGAATTTGATCATAAGATCTATCTGTTCCGGAATATAATTTAAATACGAGATGATTATCGTCAGATAGCGTCACTTTGAATCCGAGATTATTTGCCACGCAAAGCTTCTTCGTTGAATCGTACAGGTTCGTACGCGTGAATTGGGCATCAACGGTCAATGCTGTAACAATAGGATCGTCCGATGCCTCAAATATAAAATTGGGGATTACTCGGTCTGGTAGTGTTGGAGAAATAAAATTCTCATCAAGTAGTTTTTGAATTCCATTTTGAAGGCTTCCACTAAGAACCGTTTGTACCCAGATAATACGACGATCTAAAATTGATTCTGCCGATCGGCCCGTAATCACTATGTTATTTCCGATATCAACGTCAAATTTTATGTTCAAGTCCTCAATGACCATGACATACTTCGAATCACGCAACCAAAGGTAATAATCTTCCCTGAGAATGTTCAATAATTCTTCGGACGCCTTTGTATAGATCTCGAAATCGCCATATCCACAATATCTTTCTGTCCAAATAAGTGACTCGAACGTATCCAACACAGCAATGACTTCTAAATCGGTGTTTAAAACTAGTAAATCCATCTTAAACTCCTTCGTAAACTGTCTGATTTTCTATTCTAAACTGGAGACTTGTAATTCCTGTGTCAGCTGTGAACGCAAATACGTTGTCGCCTTTTGTTAACTGAAACCAGTCAGCGTCCTTATCTAGACAGTTAAGAATATTACTATATATGCCACTTCTTAGTAATTTTATGTATTTGTTTCCTTTAATTGTGGATATAATAATATCGTCGCCCTCTATAATCCCAAAACCAGTCATAGTTGTTAACCGAGTTGTGTCAATTTTCATAGATTCACGTGTTCCAGAATTATAGATCGTTAGATTCGTAACATCTCCTAGCGCATGAATATAAATCATTACGCCTATCTCGGCATCACCAGTATAATATATCGTCTGCTCTTGATTAAGCACGACTTCACCAAATTCTATTTGATTGAGTAAGGTTGCACCCATGAGCATTAATGTAGTTGGACCAATTAATGTAGTTGGGCTTACAAAGAAAACTTCTCCATCTTCCGTAGATATATCTAATTCGTTAGAAAACGGGAACTCAAACAGCGACTCGATTCCAGAGAATATGGTTACATTATTACCATCTTCTCCAGTAGAATATAAATATGGATCGGGGCATATAATAGAGATCTGTGTTGTTTCTTGACTACTGAAGATGTTTGGTTCGTTCGACTCGACGTAACCATAAGTCTCGCACGTACGATTATCTGTTTCGATCAGGAGACGAACGCGTTTCTTAATCGGAAAATATTTGTATGACTTTTGACGAGTTGTCTCTATTGTTGGATTCCAAAGCAGTTTTAAACTGAGTACTATATTCCTTGATGTAACCCTTGCCGAGTTATACAGCGAGCCGTCAGAGGTCGATAGTTCTGTTGAGTTGATATTGGCTTTACTTGGTCCGAGTCCGGTTATGTCTTGAATAAGGAACCCAGATTTCTCCGGGAACCTCATTTCCATTTTGAGCGATTCACCTAGATAATTTGTCACCGTTACCGAGTTAATCATGCGGTGCTCACCATTCCTTTCATCGCCGAGATTTGGTTCTTTGTCTGTCGATAAATATCAAGTCTCGACAACGCCGCAGGAGAATAGTTATTCTGAACGAACGATACCGAAGCTCCTTGCGCGGTCTGGCTTTGGGGGGTGTTAATAGCGTCGTTCGTAGAAGTTGTTTGACCAATAACGGGTATCTTACTGGTTATAGATCCAACGTTAAGACTTTGTTTTTGTGAGAACAGACTGTTGATTCTTAGGCCACCAGCTTCCACATTGGATAAGTCAAGAACCGGACGAATAACAGGCGCCATGTCAAAGTCGCCACTAATCGCATCTGCAATATTTGACACCGCACTGGTTAACGAGTCTACGGCTGTACGTCCAACATTCGTAGCCGCGGTTCCAACCAGGCCTGCGAATTTCTTTAAACCACCAGCAAGGCCTTTATCAGAGTTCTTACCTATTTCCTCAAATACTGTTGACGGAGAGTGGATACCTAAGAAGTTTTTAACACCATCTACTGCATCACTAACGACCGTAATGGCGGCATTAAAGACAGAAGTAGCCATACTCTTAATACCTTCGATGAGACCTTCGATGATGTTTTTACCAATACTGACTAATTTAGGAATAACCACTTTAATACCATCGATAATAGCATCAACAAGATTTTCACAAGCGTCAAATATAGCAGCAGAATTGTTGCGAATAGCATCTGCTAATCCATTGATAAAACTAATGATTAATTTAAATGCGGCATCAACAATAGCTGGGAGTTTTGACGTTACGCCTGCTAGGAACCCTAATACAATATCAATACCGACTTCTACAATATCTTGAATGTTTGCGGAGAGACCCTTAAGTAACCCCATTATCAATTGAAAACCAGCATCAATTATGTTTGGCAGGTATTGTATCAATGTGTCGAGTAATGCGGTAACAAGTTTCATTACGCCTTCTACAACTGCTGGTATAATGACTACTAATGCGTCGATAAGAGCTACCACAACTGCTGTAATTGCTTCTGCGATTATTGGGGCACCCTCAATGATAACTTTAGCTAGCGCTATAAGACCTTCTGCCATTTTTTGTATTATGAAAGGTATTAAACCTATAAGGGCCGTTACAATCACTACTAAAGCGGCGGCGCCTGCTGTCCCGGAGACGGCTAATGCAGCTAGACCCGCTGAAAATAATAATAATCCTGCGCCAACCAGTATACAACCTAATCCAAGCAGAGCAATACTACCAGCTAAAGCTATAATAACAGGGGTTAGTGGGGCTAAGAGTAAACCTGCTACCCCAAGAATGACAAATATACCAGCTAAAGCGAGTAAACCTTTTCCGATCTCTGCCCATGACATTTCTCCTAGAGTAACCAACACTGGTGCTAAGATAGCGAGTGCTGCTGCAATAAGTACTAATGCCGCTGCTCCAGGTAGGGCCGTTTTCATTAACATCATTGCTACTGCTATTATACCTAATGCCCCAGCAAGGACAACTAACCCTCTACCTATTTCGTCCCATGACATTTCACTCATACTTTTTAATGCATCTGCCAATATAACTAATGCTGCTGCCACAATAACTAACCCAACTGCTTTTAACGCCACATCCTTTGGCATCAGATTAAGGGCAAGAGTAATAGCTCCTAGAACTCCCGCCATAGCTAATAGTCCTTTTCCTATCTCTTCAATAGGTAATTTTCCCATGTCGCCTAATGCTTGTGACAGTATGAGCATCGCAGAGGCTAAGATTGTTAGGCCGATAGCCGTTGAAATAACCTTTGATGCATCGCCAGTAAGTTTAATGAACGCTGTAAGTTCTGATAAAATAAGGGCAATGGCGCCTATTCCTTGCAGTAACTGTACCGGGTCCATGACGGCAAAGGTTTGCACTGCGGTTGCGAGTATTGAAATTGCGCCAGCAAGAGCTATCAGGCCTAAACCTTTACCAATACCAGCTTTATTTGTTTCGGTAAGTTTCGTAAAGAGCGCTAATTCGGTAACAAGTACGCCAACACCAACTAGGCCTTTAGCTAAAGATGCCGGGTCAAGCTCCCCGAGTTCTTTGACGACGCCAACAAGAATTGTTAATGCGCCAGCAAACGCGATCATACCAAGAGCGCCCTTCATTAATTTACCAGTGTTGCTAGATAGGACTTTTGCAGTCGCCACCATTGTAGCCGATAACACACCTACAGCGACAAGACCTTTTGCGATTTCGTTCCAATCTAATTTGGCAATTTTTGTCATTGCTACAGCTAAAATAAGAATTGCTGTTGATAAGGTTATCATAGCCGCAGTGGCGCTTTGTAAGGTCAATAGTCCTTTAGCGCCAAGAGTTTTATTTAGTACTATCATAGACCCTACAAGATCCGCAAACATGACGGTAACAGCAGTCAACGCCAGCGCTAGTTTATCTGAGTCAATGACGGATAACACAAGTAATGCGGCGGCAAGAATCGCGATAGCGCTAGCTATTTTTAGTAATGCGCCGGCTTTCAAATCGGTCTGGTATGCTTGCAGGCTCCCTTTTACCCCATTAAGAATATCTTTAATTCCGCCAAAAACACCCTTTCCATCTTTCGAGATGCTTCCGAGATTATCGATAAATTTTTTGATACCTACTAAAATCAAAGCAAATACGCCGCCATTGAATAGATCTAATAGACTGTTGAAATCGGCGGCATCTAGACCATTTGATACACTCTCTCGTAATTTGGCAAAAGCGTCTCCTATGATAGTTCCAAGTTTCGAAAATATAGGAGCTGCTTTTTTAAAGGCGTCACTTATTTTATCAAACGCTTTACTCACACCTTCTCCGATTTTAGAGAATGGTTCGAGTCTAATCTTTACTCTCTCTGAAAATGCATCAACCCCTGTTAAATCAATATTAACGAATGATTGAAACGCATCTTTAATAACACTGAATGCTAATTGTATTTTTTCGGCAATTGGTTTTAAGAAGGTCCCAATTTTAGAGAATATACCAGTAAAGGCGTCTGTTTTCTTGATCATCTCATCGATGGATACGAGATACTCGCCGATCGAACCCGTAACTCCTAATATACCATCGCCAATTGGGAGTATTTTTTTTAAAAAAGGCCCTACCACATCCGCTATTGCTAAAAAGGCTTGTTTTCCAATATCAAGAATAGCAAATAACCCTTTAAAAGTATTTTTTATGTTTGTGACGGTAGTTTCTCCTATTTTGAAGTTTTCCGTTAAATCCAGGATTCCTTTAGATAACTTAACAAGCCTTTCGCCGCTCATTGCTGGGAAAATTTCTCTAAAACCATCAGTTATCGGTTTTATAATTGCTTGGAGACCTTTAAAAGAATTTGTAATGGCTTCGATGAGCGCATCTCTTCCCCCATTGACCTTCCAAAATGAAAGCATTTCATTTCTAGCATTTGCAGCTGATCCAACAATGGAGCCAAAAGCATTATTAATAGCAGTAAGCGTTGCGGAGGCTTCATCTTTATTACCAATTATGTTTTCCCACGATTGAGCCCATCCAGATTGAACAGATTCTTTCATTGTGTCAAATAATTGTGTAAATGATTTGACCTGTGTCGCGGCTTTAACTAGAGCTTCATCTTCTGCAAATTTAGATAAGGTTTTTGTTAAGACTTCGGCTGTGATCCAACCATCTTGCAGTGATTCTCTAAATGGCACAGATTCATTAACTACGATCCCCATTTGTTTTGCAGTTGTTTTTAAGGCATTTTGGAAAAGCTCTCCTCCCATACCAGCATTAACGACAGAATTCCAATCCATAAGTTTAACCGAACCAGCGGCTAATGCTTGAGATAACTGATACATTGCAGTGGCTGCTTGTTGGGCATTTGATCCTGAACCAGCGGCTAAATTAGCAATACCTTTAATTGAAGTTGCTGATGTTTCGAGACCAATACCAGCAGCTGTAAATGTTCCTATATTTTTTGCCATCTCTGAAAAGTTATAAATGGTCTTATCTGAATATTCGTTTAATTCATTTAGAGTTTTATTAACATCATCTAGCGTTGTACCTTTACTAGCAGTGTTAGTAAGAATTGTCTGGATTGCGCCCATTTTTGTCTCGTATTCATTAAACCCCATTTTGACAGGATCTACCGTCAAACTCTTAACAAGGGTTTTTCCAGCGTTTATAGCAGAATTTGTGATATTTTGAAGGGCAGTAATTCCAATAAGACTAAGAGCTGAGAATTTATCAGAGATAGCTTGGACACCATCGGCTATTCCCCCAAGGGAAAACGTTCGGCCAACCTTCTCTAAACCAGATAGACTTTTAGTTGCTCCATCCAAATTAAGTCCATTCTTAAGATTATCTAGCGATTTAATACTCGTTTGGACACCGCTCTCAAACTGGCCGTTATCAAACTGCATTTGCACAATGCGATTGTCTACATTACTCATCGGATTACCTCCTTCCAAACATCATTTGCGAGTTTATCAAATATGGGTTGTATAGTTGGGTTTATGAAATCACGTCCTTGAACATATCCGCCATTTCGTGTACCATGGCCGTACTGTAAAATGATTACAATAGGTACACCATTAACTACGTTTGAATTTGTCCAGGCAATTGACGCACCACCATTAAAACGTTTAATCTCAAACCCCCAAGAATTTGCTGTTTTTCCGGAATCTATTGGTGTGGCGGCCGAAAGAGCTGATACTCCTTCTCTACCATATTTTTCTAAAATATTCAAATAATTAGAAAGCGCGGCATTATTAAGAAATTTTTCAGTATTCTTAAAATTACCTTTATGTTTTATAACTATCATTTTGTTACCCTCCACTATTGAGTGCCTGACGACGAGATGCATTTAGTGCCGCATTTCGACTCATGGTCTCTTTTTTATTCATTTTCTTAGGAGGAGTATTCTTTATATTACACACATTAATTAGTGTTAATAATCGATTAAGATGCCATTTCTGACATTCAAATGGAATATTCATCGCGATCATCCAATAATAGATAATCTCCGCCGTTATAATTTCTCTATTAATTGTCTTTTTATCTTTTGAAAAAGTTGTGGCGGTCATTTCGGCCTCAATATAAGCGTTTACTTGTTGTATATTATCTTTACTTGCAAAATTAAATATTTTATCTTCGACATTTTGCGTCGTATTCATACATCTAACGTAGTCAATAGTTTCTTCAGTAGATTTTTCGTCTTTTGTAAGAAACGGTTTATGCCACTTTGACTCCCATTTTGAAAGGGAGATCAGAGAGTGCTCTAAATGCAATATTTGTTCTTTAGAAGTTATAAACTCGTTGTTAACTTCGTCATATTGCTCGATAGCAGGTATCGTGATCTTTAGCATGTATCTGACCTCCCTATTCATTCTTAATTATTAGGTATTATTCCATTAAAAAATTCTGCGGCCATCTCGGAATTATTCGCTAGCGATATAAAAAGCTCGCTATATGCTTCTGTAGAGGCAAACGACTCGCGAATTTCCTTTGTTTTCATAAAACGTTTACCATCAAGTGTTTTCTCGCCATATGCTCTGAGAATTACATCTTTTAAGATCGCTACGATTTCTTTTTTATCTTCGGTCTTTATGATTTGTTGAATCATCTTAGAAAGACCACCATTCACAGACACTTCCATTTCAGCTACTTCGGCCTTTGTAAGGTTGAAGTAGAAATCCTCGGTTTTCTTGTTGTCATCAAAATCGACGTATGAAATTGTTTTCTTTAACATTGGTTAAACTCCTTTCAAAAGTTTGTGTGAGATTTAAAAAGAGCCCTCATCCAACTTAGAAGAGGGCTCTTTTGCGTATTTCGTTAAGCAGTAAATACCGTAATATTAAGCAGTTGTAAATTTCTTGACTGCCTGTGCGAGGGTCTGGCCGTAAATATCAGATACTCCACCGACAGTAACAAGATATACAGTAGAAGCTGAAAGGTTTGAAGTTGGGTCAATCGTGAGAACTTTGCCCGCAGTATCCCATGCTTTTGACGCGGGAACAATAACGCCGGCAGCAGATGTAATGATGATTGCCTCTTCAGAGATTTTATTGTTGAATGTTAGTACGATGTTCGCACTAACAACAACGCCGGTAGCAGCGTCAGCAGGAACAATTGTTGATAACGCTAATGCGGAAGGTGAGCCAGCAGCGAATAAGGCTGCGATTTCATCAGGTAATGGAAGACGTGGGTCCACCCCAGTGTTACCATAAAGGATGGTCTCAAGTGAGGCAAGAGTACTAGCATCAACTTTTGTGGAATCGATTGTTAAAGAGGCTGTTGGTTTCTTTCCAGTAACGGCCACAGGCGTAGTAGATACTTCCCAAGAGAAAGTAATAGCTTCTGGTGAGTCATTAATAGTTGAATATGCTTTCTCGGAAGGGGCTGCTATACCACCATATATAAGATGTAACTTGTAGCCATAACTTTCGCCACTAACATCATTACCAAGAGTCGTTCTATAAACTAGACCAAACCCTTTGCGACTTTGTTGCCCAATCATTACTCCAGCGGATAATTCAGCAGAGCCATCACATTCTGCGAACTCATCAGGATATGTATATGCTTCGACCGACGCACTAAATTTTTCTGCCGAAATAAGATTAAGATATTGTATATCATCGGCGTAAAGAGGTGTGGCTTCTGCACCAGATGGACTTTCCGTAACTGTAACAAGTCCATTCCACGCAACGCCTGTTGGGTATAAGCCTGAGGCATTTTGCACGTATAGGACGCCGTTTTTGACACCAGTTTCATATAGTCTTTCTCCAACTTGGTCCCAAACAATTTTCATTAGAAGGTCCTCCTTTTTAATAATAAATATTGTAGACATCATGATTTAGATTATCAACGGTATAATGTCTAATAAACCGCGACATTGGAAGCATTGCAAGGCGTTCGAGCATCGCACTATCAGGATTTTTTTCTATCAGGATTACCTGATACATCACCTGATGTTTGTATGGTTTATCGTTAGCAAATTGAGAATCGCCAGAACTACGGGAATATACAATGCATGGGTATGCCATTTTGACTGACTCAGGCGGTTGATAATACACATTTCTTGTGCCAAGAAGCAATTCTAATAGAGATTGTAATTCAAGACGTCTCTCCATTATAAATGCCCCCCATCGTTAAAAGAAGTCGGGGCCTTTGAACTTCTACGTTAGTAATTTTCCAAGAAGCCCCCATCCATCTTATGTATCGCATTGTATGAAAATTCTGATAGGCATAGGGATCGGCTACAACGCTTATAAGGTTATTACTAGTGACGTTGTCGTTGATGCTTACCCCAGCTTCTAATCTTCTTGTGTTACGAATCACGTCGCCATAATAATTACGTTCGGCGATATGTTCGCGCCACACTCCAGGCGCAGTTTCGGTAGTCTCGGCATAACCGATAGGTCCAAAAAACTTTGCCATCTTTGAAGCTTCTCCTAACTTATTAGAGTTTAAAAGTCATTACGGTCTGGGAGCTCTTTCAATGATGAGCGCTGATTTTGGCTTGGTTAAAGCTCCAGAGATTCTGGTTTCGATTAGATATTTTTGCTGATTGTAGTCAATGTCGAAATCGTCAAACATCGCAATTGCTCCGCCCTTATCGGCACCAACAGTGTAGTCTTTAAGATTAACAATAATTCCAAGAATTTGGAAAGTATCGTCACCAGAAACACGGACGGCACTATTCATAGCTTCAACTTCAACGATTTTACTTACGCGAAGTACAGACGCAAGTTCTTGTACATTATTGTACATGCGATGGCCCATACTATCTTTGATCAGCAGCATATCAGTAAGAAGATCAGTAGAGGTATACAAGGTCGGAACACCAGAACCTTTATAATTCTTCCTGGCGATGATACATTCGTCGATGATTTCGTCGGCAGTAGAGTCATTTTCAACTTGGGTTCTGTAAACGAAGACACTATCATTATCAAGAGCGATAGGCCGAATGTTTTGCTCATTGATTTTGTCTTCTGAGGAAACATCCCGACCATCGCCAAGCAGAATTGCTCTTGCAATTTCTTCGTTCAGCATCAGACGCATTTCTTGTTTTAACCAAACTACAACGTCAAAATCTGTGATGTCGACAATATCATCACGGTCAAGTTTCTGTTTCTTATAAATGGTGGTTGGGGTTGTGATACGCTTCAGAAGAGAAATTACTTCTTCTTTCTTCAGAGAGCCTGTAACATAACCCTTAGCTCTAGCTTCATCAGCTGTAATATCGGCAGCAAGAGTTTTGATACGAGAGAATGGTGTGTGGGTGGTTTCGGAAAGAACACCAGCGACCCAGGCGTCGTCTCTTTTGATGAACTCGGGGCCACCAGAATTAACATTCTGCGCGTCCGGGAATAAATAAGCGATGGGGTCAATACCATACTCGGTGGCGTGAGCAAGGAAACTTTCCTTCAGAGAGCCATAACGCTTAGCGTCACCAATGATCGTGTTGCACTGGTCGTGGGTAAGAACATTTTCCGTAGGGGCAGTTTGTTTGTCAAACACATTTGTTTTCATAATTGAATCTCCTCCATCATCACTATCAGAATGTTTTGTTTCTTCGGAGCCAGCTGCTTCTTCAAGCGCTGCGCCAATCATATAATATACGATTTTCTTTTGGTCTTCGTCAAAGGTGTTAAACACTTCTTCGACAGTGCGATCGTCTCCAGTAGCAACTTTTTTATCCTTATGCTCGAGGTCCGTTTCAGGGTTGGCAGCCTCATCTTTTTCACCAGAGGCATGTGCGATCATCGCGTAAACGACACTCTTTTGCTCTTCGGTGAATGTCTCAAAAACATCAGATACTGTCTTATCCGTACCATCTTTGTCTTCATGCGAAAACTCGAGGCCCGTAAAGATAATAGCTTCTGTTTCGTCGGTGTCAAAAGTGCCATCTCCGTGAGCAAAACTTAGGTTATCGATAGTTGCTCCAGGATTTGCTCCAGATAAGACAAGACTTACTTCACGAATTGCTCCATGCATGACGTTCTTAGCTTGCTCTTTTAATTGATTAGCATAGATTGATAATGAGGAAATATCCCCATGAATAACTAATGCTTTCGCATTTTTCCCTGCTTTTGTATCGTTGAACGTCCCATAACAATACACACCATCTTCTTTATTCTCAAGAATAGCGTGTCCAAGTATATTTTCTGGATCATTATGGAGATGTTGCCATACTAGCGGGACTTTCTGACCATCCTGGTGTTTAAATGCATCTTTAAGGATTGTACGTCCATCGGTGCATTTAAGCCCATTTTTAGTGGCATATCCACTAAAGTCATATGTACCCTTTGCCATGATAAAGATCCTCCTAACAATTGGTTTGATTATTGGTCATCAGAACTTCCATTTTTGCCATTATCGACAGCTTCACTCGGGATGTCCACAGTAGATTTACTTATATTCTTATTGCGGAGCTCGTCTGCTGCGGGATCATTCGATGGTTTGTATCCAATAATGGCGCGTACATCATTTGCCGACAAGATTTCATTCCTCGTAAATTTATCAGCAATATTTGCTAATTCGGTTGCGGGAACAATACTAAAGGCATCACGGAAGTACATAATGGTCTGATTTTGTGTCCTAGCCGTTTTCGTAAGGAATTTTCTTCTGAACTCGTCGATAATTGTCATTATAATTGGTATGACGGTTCGATTTTGGTAATTTAACATCGCCGCTTCATCGGCTTTCCCATTAAACACTTCTTCCGTTAAACCTAACTGGCTATAAAGCATACTCGTTAGATACTGAATTTGTGTCATGAGATTGTTTTCAGCAGGACGATTTAATTGAGTAACTTTTTCAGTTCCGTCGGTATATGCGATCCCATACTTCGAACCTGCAAGTTGGGTTTCGATGTCTTTACGACGGGTTTCTGCCTGTGCGCGTCGAGCATCGGATTTAATAACATAAGGGAGTTGAATAATCAAATCTAATTTACCAGCGCCACTTTGCTCGTCAATAGCATCAAGGATCGATAACTTTTTTAATAGTCTTTTTAATGTACTATTTGGTTCGTTCATTACTGCATATAAAGGATTTTCAATAATGGCTACACTACTTTTTGGAAGTAGTAACTCTTCTTGTGTTCCACTTATATCATTATATAAACGAACTCGTACATGTTTTGGATACCATCCAATAATTCTACCAGTTCGCATAGATATAAGATCGTACGAACTAGATAGTTTAGGATTAAGTGTGGTTTCAACAGGAACAACGGCCACGACACCTTCGTCGAACATTGACATTACAATGTCGAGTATAAAAGCACGGCTTGTCTGGTCAAGGTTTGCTTCGAGCGTTAATATAGTGTTTAGGCCCGACACAATTCCTTCAATAAACCTCCCATTTTGATCTGTTCTAACATGTTGCATATTAACTGCTGCGACATCGAGCGCAATTCGATTATAAACGGATATTATTATAGAGCGTTCACTTGTAATATGCAGTCTTGTTCGGTCTTGTCTTGTATAGGAGGCATAACCAATATCCCTATACTCTGACGCTGACTCAGTAGGGTCGCGATTTCGGAACGCATTCCATGCGTGTTTTAGTCTTCCTCCAAATGTATCTGGCAATCGTTTCGCCTCCTTTAATTAAAATGCATTACCAAGAGCAATACGACGCCAGTTAGCTTGCGCAGTAGTATTACCAAGTGGGCAAATATATAGATAGGACCCATCAGCTTTTAATGCTAATCCAGCAGCAACTGTACCATCCACACCACCAGTCAAAGATGTCGCAGCGGCTGTAAATTCGCCATTGTCCATTGTATCCGATATAGTAATACTATTTCCTACTATTCCTGCAACATCCGCAGTGATTACAACGGATGTACCGGCTCCAGCCGTAGCTCCAACTCCTTGTGTGTCGGAAGCTGTGATAGCGGCTATAATCGCAGTTACGGTATTAGCGGCTGAACAGTTACCACCAGAACCAAGAGTTGCTGCGGCGAAGACATTACCGGCTGCTGTTAAAGTTTCAGTTGTAGCGATGGTGTTTCCATCAGTACCACCAATTAAAGCGGTTATAGTACACACATTAGCTGTAAAAGCTGACGCAGTAACGTGTGGATGCGGGATATTAACTCCATCTGTACCGTTAATAGCGGCGACAAGATGGCCTTGTGCCCCAGCTACATCAGCACCTTTTGAAACTTCACCTACGCTATTAGCTGTTCCAACTGGGACAAATATATACGTATTTGCGCCAATAGTAATCGTATCTCCAGCTATAGGTTGAGTCGCCATCGTTAATGCGCCTGTAGCTTTGGCGGCGTAAGATGTAATGTTGATAGGAATATTACCAAGAGATGTTTTGGATTGCGCGGCGTCGGCTAAAAACTCGTAGGTATCAACCCCCGCGACAGCCGGATTATTAATTGTAAACGTTTCGCCATCAGTTGTGATACCTGAAATTGTCAGTGTATCTTTTGCAGCAACTGCGTTCACTGGGGTACCACTTACGCCTACCGTTTCAATGATTTCTTGGATTTTATCTCCAAGTTTTACGTTGACGTTTCGAGCTTGTGATGAATTGTTCAACACGACCTTTTCTGTAGAGGTTAAATTATTCATTTTCAATCTCCTTTTTATTATTATTCAAAAGCATCTTTATTTAACTTATAGGCAATCCACGCATCCATAAGAGCTGACACACTATCGATCTTCTGATCATATCGCTTCTTTAAAAGTTTGCGATTTCCATTTGTGTCCTCAAGAGTTATAGCATTACCCATAGCAAATGTCATTAATTCTTGGTCAAATACGAGAAACCGTTCTTCTGAAAGAGTTTTAAGTTCTCCGAGGGGTACGGACTCAGTTTTGATTCCTTGAATAACTTTGACTAAACTGAACTCTCCATTTTCTTGCTTCCATCTGTCGGTAAATTCTTTAGCATTATATGGGTCAAAACCAAAACAACGAACGTCATACTCGCAGTCAATAATAAATTTATCAAGATCCTCATACACGTCCATCATATCAAGGACTGTACAATCCAGAACCATTAAAGATCCTTCATTGATAAACTGGTCGTACTTAATTCGCATAGCACCTGGTAATTTCATAAGAGTCAGTGAGGAAATATAACACCTGGTCTTAACACCAAACTTACTTCCAGGTAAAGGGAAGAGAAAAGTAAAGGCACAGAAGTCATCTCCTTGTGAAAGATCTCCTCCTAATGCACACGCCATGGACCAAAAGTCTCTACGTCGGTGTGGTAAGGTTTCTTCGTACGTAAAGAAGTATGTGTATCCTTCCATAGGAATTCCGAAGCGTTTTGCTAGGATGTCATTCCTTGTTGCCGGGGCATTTTCAGCGCGCTCAACGTCTTGTTGATAGGCTTCGTACGTCACAGTCTTGCCAAGGTTAGGATTAGCCTTAATCCACATCGCCGGGTCATTAACTTCCTTCACGTCGTCTAATCGATAATACCAGATCGAGACATGTTGGTTTATGTACTCACCCTTAAGTATGTTCATTAGTTCCATTTTGATAGTATCGCCACTACCATTACGGACTGTCCCCTCGGAACTTGTAGCGATGATCAGATAATCATCGAGTTTGGATGCACCTTGCTCAATTGCACCGACGACATCTTCTCGGATGTCACCAGAAAGCCATTCGTCAACTGTGGCGATCTTCGGTCTAAGACCTTGTAACTTGTCTATGTTCATGGGGCGAATCTCTAACAGGGAACCGGTAAGAAAATTCTCAATACCTTTTTTTGTGGATGTTAACTTCATTCTATTTGCTTTTGAGCCAGTTGTATTTTGCAAAGAACCCTCTGTTAGAAATTTAAATAGCGGTCCTCTCGCGCGAGTAATGGCGGTGCGGATTGGAGACATGATTTCGTCTGCTTGTTTCATCGTAGGGGCAGTTGTTATTTGATGGGTTGTCGTAGTGTCAACGTTTAAGAAGTATGCCTGGACACAAGAGTCATATATTGACTTTGCTGCACCTCGGCCGACGACTAAATATTGTTTATTAATCAACCGCTTCTTAATCATCTTACGTATGTACTTACCACCATGGTTATCAGCACTTGGTACATAGATGCTACGTTCGACATAATAATACCACCCAAAGACTTGCTCACCCCATAATTTGAAACTATCAAGAAGTACTAAATCGCCGCCATCAGTAAGGGTTAATTCCGCTTCACAATAAGCAATAAATCCTTCAACAGCGTCCTCATCATAATAAATTCCTCGATTAGCGATGAGACCGTCTATACGATTCATCTCCATCGAAATTTCTTTACATACAGGAATGTTACCTTTTAATACATCATCTCGAAATTGCCCATAATAGCGAGGTGTTGCAGTGTTTGATAGAGCCATAAGTTACACCTCTTAGTTCTTTGTCTCTTTGATCAGCTCAGCTCTCGCCACTTGCCTTAACGCTGTATTAGTAGCGTCATTATAGATTAGAGAGTTTATAGATTGTGCACCAACCGCGGAAAGTGTTAGTAACGCTATATTACGTCCAGTAAAAACAGTTTTCGCAAGTCCGGTCGGTGTAAATGGAACTTGCGCGGTGCTACCAGTCATTTTACCAAGCGCAGCAGCTCCACCAATTACAATTGTCCCAAGAACAAGACCTTGCGCTGTAGTTTTTAATAATCCTTTGGTAAATTGTTCACCTTTAACTAATGAAATGGCTGTTTTTTGAGATAGTTTAGGATACCGTTCCATTTTTTTTTGAGATCGTATTATCACGTCGATATCTTCAACTATCTTATTTTTCTTAATGATTTTAACTCTCTCACGAATAGCTTTGCGCGTCGGTTCATTTGAATTATGTCGCCCCCACCTCATCCCTAATACTCCGAAATGGGCAAGAGTATTATCGACTTTTTCTGACATACACGTACCCTCCCAATCCTTTAAAACATGCTCATTTGGCGATAAGGGTTTAGACGATTCTTAATACCTTTGGTAACTGCTTGACCTAGAGGGGTTGTGCTAAGAGCGTACAGGGATGCTACAGTCATACCTACACCAGTAATACCTTTAACTATGTCTAAACCTTTTGTATAATCGCTGGTGTTCAAATCACGGAGTTGCTTCTCAAGTTGAAGTCTTTGTGCGACTGCTTGTAGTTCTTTATTTGATAATTGTTTTGAGCCTTTTGAACGGAGTTCTCTGGCAGTTGTATAATCGGCTGAAGCGGGTCCTTTTTTAGTTGAGGATTTGCTTTGTTTGGATGAACTCCCTCGTCTATGTCCCCAATGCATGCCCATGATACCAAAATGTGCAAGCGTCGCCTCGACTTCTTCGTGATATAAAGATTCGATAGGAGCTTCTGTGCTAACATTGTATTTATTAGGGTCAAAAGGTTTAGAATAACCCATTGGGTCGAGAGGATCTGGCGGATCGGAAGGCGTGCTTTGTCGCTTGAGATCCATTATAAGATTTTGAACTGTGCTTTCTTTTCTTAGACGCAAAATTAGAGCGTCTAATTCTTTATCTGTTGCGCTTTTAATTGAAATAGATTTATCAGCCATTTTTAGTCTCCTTCCACTTGTACATTTAACCTCCACTCAATTTCTTTGAGCTGATCTTTTATAGCCTCGATAAGGAAACTTGTTTGTGGGGGATCAAATATTAAACGTACTTTGAGATAGATATAGGATTTAATAGATTCTATATCTGTTCTAGTACCGATAAAATCCGACCATACAGCATTTGAATCTTGGATTGAAAAACCGGTCGAAGGTCCTACACCAAGTTGCATAAGAACCATAAGTGCCGAATTAATGTAGATTATGATGTCTTGATCAAAACTTGTGTCTTCTTCTGTTGGGCCAAGGAGTTTTTTGATTGAGGTTAGTATGCTGACCATAAGCACGTGTCTCCTTTCTGGCGTTCTTTAGGTAAGATATTAAGTAAAGACTTATCGCTATAATGAATAGCAAGATGTGTATTATGGACTGCGCAAATAAGATTGTCTGGGTCAAATACGCAATCACGTCCTAACTCAATATCCTCAATCGTTATAGGATTTATATGGTGTGAGATTAAACGAGAGTAGATCTCTCGGCCCTCAATTCCAAGATCGCAACTTTGATCTCTGAGAATTATTTGGCGGCGGGTATTTTTCCATTCTGTAGAATTATATAGGAGTTGGTTTATGTAACGCTCGAAACCGAATGTTGTTTTACCGACTGCTCCTCCGAGTTTTAGATAATCAAAACGATCTTCAAAAGAGCGAAGTTGACGAAGATCTCTGTAGGATTTAATCATTATATCACAACCTTCTTATTGGTCATAAAATTGTTGTTGCACCCAGTCATTTCCAAGACGATTATACTGTTTTAATTTTTCTTTTGAGGCTCTTCGAAGATCATCTGTTATAGCTGAAACTTTTGTCACTTTAAGAGTTTTCTCTGGAGAAAATATTATAATTGGGGCTTTAGAAACGCCAGTCTGAAAATCGTTTTCGTCTCGAACCGCATTATAGCCATTCTTTTTAAAAGTTTCTCTAATTGTCTTTTGTACATATGGTGCAGTTGGATCAAAATCTGCACCAAAAGTTAAAGCCGTGTTTACCTCCTCGTACCACTCTTTTGCTTTCGTCCCAGTAGGATCTTTTTTTATCATGGCTAACTCTTTATTTGTAATCTTATCGCCGCTCATATTGGTAACAGTCTTTCTAAATTTTGAATCGTTGATAAAAAGATCTGACACAATTTTAGAAGCTTCGTCTACACTCGGTGCTTTGATCGGTTCTGTAGCTGTTAGCTGTACAATTGTATCTCTACCACCTCCAAAGAACCCCTTACCTCCTATAAATTTCACATATTTTGCGTTATCGTAATCAGATAAGGAAGCATATGTTAATCCTTTTAAAGGCATAGATTCGCCATTACTTCGAACAAGTCTTTGAAGCGAGGCTCCTGCCTCAACCGTGATAGACCCATCGGCTTTAACCGATACACCTTTTGTTTTAATATTTAATTTGGAGTCGGAACTATTTCCAGTATTTGATTGTGATTTACGATGTCCCCAGTGCATACCCATAATTCCGAAATGAACAAGCTCGTCCAATGGAGGTTTTTCTAAGCTAATCATCCTCGTCCTCCTTATCGTTACCAGTATAATGGCGCATCGCATTAAGGGCGTTAAGATAGAGCTCCTCAACACGTTTACCAGACTGGATAGATTCAGTCTTTGCTTTTAGAAGTTCGTTTGCTTGTTTTAATCTTTCTAATTCTAACTTCTCTTTGGCGGAAGAAACTTTTAATAGATGAGAAATGACTTGAGAAGATGCGGTCCCATCTCGAAGCTGTTGTTCGGCCAAATCATAAGCTAATGCGCATAATTGGTTTTCTCTACCTTGAGGTGTTTTAGCAGGAGGTCTTTTAGGTGTAGGGTTTTGAATTGGTTTTGGGGAAGTCTTCAAGAGTTAAGACCTCCTTTCTAAAAGTTTAGTGATAGTTATAGCGAGTTTCAGAGGTTGTTTAAAAGTGGCGAGAACGCTTGAAAGGAGCCCAGGATCACCACACCTGAGATATGGGTATGCACTGGGGACATCGTAAATCACAATCAAATACTGGAAATAGTTCCGACTCCAAATTAAATATTAAAACAAAAGGTGTATCGGTTAAAGCCGA